AAATCGCTCGCCGACTTCTGCGAGAAAGTCGTCGAAATTCTAATCGACATGAACGCGCCGGGTTGCCAGTGGCTTTGGCTCACGGAAGCAGCATGAGCATTCAAGCCGCCTTCACCATCGTCATGGCAGCGCTGGTCCTATCGGTCTATGCGGGCCTGTTCATCGGCCGCTGCATCCGCTGGTGCGATGACGAGGGCTGGCGTAACCCTATCGACGGCGATTGTTTCAGTGACGGCAAGGAGTAGCGCCATGACCCACTGGATGTGCCCGTACTGCGGTGAACCTCTTGCCAACGCACAGAGCCCGCATTGCGGAGAAGCCGGCCACGCCGAAGAAGTCGAAGACAACGACCGCGAGTACGAGGATTTCATAATGGATCGGGCGTCAGAAACTTCGGAGCACACACAATGAACGATACCGCACTGGTCGCACGCGACGAAACGCTTTCCATGATCGAGCGCGCGGCCCTCAATCCTGCCGTCGATGTGGAGAAACTGGAGCGCTTGATGGCGATGAAAGAGCGCATCGAGGCGCGCAACGCCGAAACCGCTTTCAGTGCTTCCGCTGGCTCGAACCAGACCACCGATGTGTTTGACAAAATCTTCAACGTACTCGGCCCCAAGGTGCCGATGGTGTTTCCCCGTGGCTGATCCATACGAGTCCTACGGCGACTGCACCGACGATATCGGCAGTGATGCCGAGAGCATGGCGGAGATGAATGCGGATCGCGAGGAGAAGGCGGCAAGAGAGCAGTGGAATGATGAGGAGAGCGAAGATGAACTGGTTTAATTTACTCGCGATCAGCCTGCCGATAGGCGCGTTTGTGCTACTGGGCATATCCTGCTTTATCGGCAAGTTCCTGGGCTTCAATGACGATCACGACTATAGCGATCAGGAGCCGGCAGAGGATACTCGGGACTGGCAGGGCCAGTTTGAACGGGATCAGCGCCGATGAGACCCGATCCCGGTATGTCCCTATCTGGCAGAATCACTCTGATCGTGGTGGTGGTCTCCGTCACGGTCCTGATAATCTGGATCATGCGATGACCTTTAAGCGCTTCGTACTAGAGACGCTGGACGGCCTGTGGCAGTTGGCCTTGTGGTTCATTGGTCTAGTTGGTGCCTGCCTGATACTGCTGCTGATCAAGGCTTTTCCATTCATCGTGGCGATACCGATGCCTATAGAAAATACCATGCCGACCGCATGCGTCACAGTAGGGCGCTGAGGAAAGCGCCGTGACCAACTTGCGGGACTACGCGCGCGACAAGCCGTGTTTGGTTAGGTCTCCGGCTTGTAATGGAGATAGCAGCACAGTTGTCCTTGCGCACGTCCGCCAAGTGGGGATCTCTGGGATGGGCCTTGAAAGTCCCGACCTACTCGGCGCGTGGTGTTGCAGTCGGTGCCATTCGTTCGTGGATCAGGAGACCAGCGCAAACCGTGAAGGACGCGAGCTGCTGCTGCTGCTGCGTGGCGTGATGCGCACCCAGGCAGCGTTGATCAAGGACGAGGTGGTGTCGTGGTAGCTGAACTGCTGGCGAAGGCTAACGAGTTGATCGCGGCATGAGCATCAAAGACCCATCATTCTGGGCCAAGGTCGATAAGCGTGGGCCGGATGAGTGCTGGCCGTGGCTGGGCTATATGAAGTCGAGCGGGCCTTGCAAAGCACTGGCCCGGCATCCCGTGCCATGAAGACGTCAGAACGCTTACGGGAGCCTCAGCAGACGTCATATGCGGCGGCTTCCCCTGCCAAGACGTCAGTCATGCCGGAAGGCGCGCGGGCCTCTCTGGCGAGCGCAGCGGGCTTTGGTGCGAATTCGCCCGGCTTATTGGCGAGGTACGACCGAAGTTTGCGATTGTGGAGAACGTTGCAGCTCTCACTGTTAGAGGACTTCTCACCGTTCTCGGAGACCTTGCCGACCTGCGGTATGACGCGGAATGGCGAGTGCTTGGAGCTGACGATATTGGAGCCAGTCAGCACCGAAAACGAGCCTGGATACTGGCATACCCCGACGACGCGGGATTACAAGGGCCAATCTGGGCGCGGAAACCGGGAACGTCGGGGCAACAATGGACGGCTGCACATAGCGAACCTCTGCGATCAGCTTGTGGATACTGGCCGCCAGGACCTCGTCAGGTCGTACACGTTCCGAGAATGGTTGATGGGCCTGCCGATCGGGCACACCGCCTTAGAGCCCTCGGCAACGCCGTCGTCCCGCAGATCGCGGAAATCATCGGGCGCGCAATCATGAGAGCCGCGCCATGAATATTCAGCGCTACACCCTTCGCGGCAGTCCCAAGGCCAACGATAAGGGTCAATGGATTCGCTTCAGCGAGCACGCCAAGGCCATCAAGGCGCTGACCGCAAAGCCGTTGCCACCGTTGCCGCCCCAGCACGACATGACCGATTCAATCGATGTGGATCAGGGCAGCGAGCCATGAGCGCCACCGCCTTCCTTGCCATCGCCGCACTGTTCTTCGCAATGCGTCTATTGAGCCGCGCGCTCGATCGCGGCCATCGAAAACCTATTCGCAAACTCACCCTTTATGCACGGAGATCGATATGACACGTCTTTTGTTTCTTATTTTGCTGGCGTTCGCGCCCGCAGCGTTCGCGCAATCGTACCCGTTTTCCGGCACTGCTGCGGCTATGAACGGTCAGTACAAAGTCGGTATTTCCGGCGCGCTGACGTTGCCTGCTGTGGCTACCGGCTCCGGCAGTTTTGGTTGCTCCGGCACGGCCTCAATTCCTGCATTGCAGTCCGGCACCTATTCGCTCAAGGGCTGCACGCTCAATGAGGTCAAGGGAAGCAAATCGGTTGCGCTTTCGGGCACTGCGGTCTACGTCAACAGCGTCGTCACCAAAACTGCAAGCTATCCACTCACGGGCAGCGCGGCGGCGAACGGGGTTCTGACACTGACCGGCGGCGGCAGTTCGTCATCGAGCAGTAGTTCTTCAAGTGGCGGATCATCGTCTAGTTCGTCAAGTTCTTCGTCCAGCTCAAGCTCATCGGGCGGATCCAGCTCATCGTCCTCGAGCAGTTCCGGCGGCCATAGTTCCTCGTCCAGTTCCTCGGGAAGCTCAAGCTCGTCGAGTTCGTCAAGCTCCAGCGGCAGCTCATCGTCCTCCAGCTCATCTTCGAGCGGCGGGACAGCGCTGTGGCCGCCGGCTATCGCGGCAACGCCGACGACCTGCGTATCGCAGCCCATGACCGGCTCGCACGCGACCTACAACGTCGGTCCTGGGCAGAAGTACACCACGCTCACGGCAGTGCCTTGGCTGTCATTGGCGCCCGGAGATGTGGTGAATATCTATTATCAGGCGGCGCACTACAACACCAAGATCGGCCTTCAGGCCGTTGGAACCGCAGCGCAGCCGATCGTGATCAATGGTGTGACTGACGCCAATTGCGATCGCCCGGTGATCGATGGCGCCAATGCCGTCACGGCCGCCGACGGCATTGTGGCCGGGTTCTGGTCCGGAACCGCCGGCACGATTGTCGAGCCGCTGGGCCTGATCGTGTTCCTGTGGGGGCCGACTGAAGCCTACGCTACACGGCAAAGCTACATCACCATTCAGAACGTGGAGATGACAGGCGCCAAGGGCACCAATAAATTCACCAACCATTCCGGCCAGATCGTGAACTATGCCTCCGGGGCTTACGCCGTCTATGGTGTCGCCGTGGATCACACCACGATCCAATACGACACCATTGACGCCAACGATGGCGGTGTTTTCTTCAACACGCAGGACGATCAGCGCTTTAGCTCGTTTGTCACGCTGCGCGGGAACGACTTCTTCAACAACGGCCTGAGCGGCAGCTACCTCGTTCACAACATTTACGTGCAGGGGATTCGCTCGTTGTATGAGGGCAATTTCATCAATGCTCTGATTCCGAGCGCCCAAGGCAGCTCACTCAAGGACCGCAGCAGCGGCCCGGTCATCCGCAACAACACCATCGTCGCCTCCGCACGGGCGATTGATCTGGTTGACCCGGAGGGCGGGGACATTGTGCAGGCCGATCCGCTCTACAACTACGGCTGGGTATACGGCAACGTGATCGTCGATAACTGTGCGCTGGGCATCTGCTCAACAGATCTCATCCACTGGGGCGGCGACAGCCAGGGGGATCAGACAGGTTCCTCGAACTACCACAACGGCCCGCTGTATTTCTATTACAACACGGTCGTGGTCGAGAACGAGACTGCCGACTATACGCGCTGGGGCATCTTTGATATGCCCAGCAACCAGCAATCGGTGGACGCTGCCGATAATGTCATCTGGTTCAACGCGCGAGCACCGGACGATACCTACGAGCTGGGCATCTGCTGCGGAACGGTCAATCTCATCGATACGAACTGGATCTCAACCGGCTACGTGGGCAGTGGCGAGAACGGCAATACGGTCACGCTCAACAATCAAGGCAATGTGATCACTGGCACAAGTCCACTGTTGAATGGCGACTTTACCTTGTCCGCAACGTCTGGCTCGCCGCTGCTCAGAGAGGCCACGGCCTATCCTATCAGCGTACCGAATGCGGCGGCTAGCTTGTCGAATCTGCAGGTAACAGGTCAGTACGGCAATACGGTGATCGGCATCGTGCCTCGGCCGAACGTCAACGACTTGGGCGCGTACGCGGCGCATTAACGACATGACCGCTCTACGCGATCCCGCATTCTGGATCTTCGCCGGCATAGCGCTGGTGCTGTTTCTGACGTTTCAGTGGAGGCGGTGATGACAAAGAATGAAATTCTGCTAGGTGATCTGCGCCAAGGGCTTTGCAGCTCAGGGCTGTGCAAGGAACTGCGCAGCGTTGCCGCCGATGAGATCGAGCGGCTGACCACTCAGCGTGACAACTACGCCACTGCCGTAAATTCAAAGCAGGCCAAGATCGACGCGCTCATGCTGGAATTCTGCCCAGGGGAGATGTCGCCGGTACAGAGAGCTGAGTACACGCGCATTCCCTGGTCTGATTTGGACGCAGTATTCATCGGCGGCACGGATGCCTTCAAGATCAGCAAACAGGCGTTCGCAGCAGCTCGTTGCGCGAAGATGCTGGGGATGTGGGTGCACGTGGGGCGCATCAATACCGCCGATCGTTGCCGCAACTGGATCGGGCTGGCAGATTCCTGCGATGGCAGCGGCATGAGTCGATTCGATCACATGCTTGAGGACGTGCTGGCGATGATTCGCGGCACGCATCCGCAGAGCCAATTACTCGAAGCTTAGGACAGAGAACAGGAGAGGGTCGTGGGTGAAATCGCAGACCTGATGATTGATGGTGAAATTTGCCAAGTCTGTGGCGAAGAACTCGGTGAGGCTGTGGGCTATCCACGTACATGCGGCGGCTGTCAGCTACAGGACCGCTACGAAGCGCAGCAGGCCGAAGGGCAGAAGAAAGTCGCCTGCCCTACCTGTGGGCGCAAGTTCAAGGCGGTCGGCTTGCCGCAGCATCAGCGCGACGCGCATCGGACTGTTTAGGAAATAGAGACGGAGAGCAGCATGAACCACGAAGTCGAAGTTGAAGTAGAAGTAGACGAAGAGCCAGCACTCGACCCCGCTCTGTGCGACCACGACTGGAAGTGGGTCAATGACTGGTACGGCGATCCGTCCATTCCTTACGGCACATGCGACTGCTCAGGGTGGGTCTGCCAGAACTGCGGCTCGACCGATTGCGAGGATGACCCGCCAGATGACGGCCCAGACCCTGATGTATTGAGAGACCGCGAACAGGACGACCGTCTTTGCTTTCAAGATCGGGAGGAAGCGAAGTGATCCGAGGGCCATACGTTTTTAGCGACAAAGAACTTGTCGATATGGTAATTGGAGCCAAGCTTCAGGTGTTGCTAACTGAGCGCGATTTGATAGATAGAGCAATCTACGTCATATCCATGCTTCAGCGTCTTTCACAGTTGAATGGGCCAAGCGGGATTGAGACGAGCCTTACTCATCGACAAGAGCCCTCGGGCGCTTCCGCAAGGATAGATGAGGCCGCGGCACCTTTCTCGCTTGGCTCTCATCCCAGCGCCGCAGCACACCCGCAACAGGAGAAGCCGTGAGCCACAATTCGTGCTTTTGCGCCAGATGCGAGGACGAGCGCCGAGATGCTACGCGCTATCGCTGGATGCGCAAACGTACGTCGGACATGGGGTTCTTTGGTGCGCGCAGTTTGACTAGTTGGCTAACGTCAACTGAGTTTGACGAAAAGGTGGATGACGGAATGCGACGCTCACATCCAACCGTGGGAGATCAGCAGTGACTTATGAGGCGGCAGCGGAAATGCAACGCATGGGGCAGGAAGTCTACGAGTTAACCGTGGGGGCGCAACATGGAAAAACCTAGCATTTCTGAGCGCATGGCGGCAGCGCTATTGATAGCTCTGTCCCTAATTGCTGCCTTCTTTGGGCGGCCGCAGTGGTTGAACGGTGAAAGTCCACGTGCCGGTGATAGCGTCGGCCAGCCCTGCGGCTTCCCTCCCCACGTATTATCAAAACAGGAGTCAACATGAAAGTCAGTGAACTCGCTTACCAGTTGATGGCGCAGCCACACGATCAAGAGGTGGTCGTCATAGTTGATGGTCACGCGCTGAAGCTGCTTGGAGTTAACAGCATCGGTAGTTGGAGCGCCGACAACGGCGAGACGCCAAAGGTGGTCATTTACGCCGAGACTACGCGCTCCACGACCACTGAAGAAATAATAGCGATGGCTCGCAATGCTGCCGATAAGGTCACGGCGCCCGTCACCCTGAGCCAGCGCATCTTTCTGCCAAAAGAGCAGCTGACCATCCTTCTGATGGACGCATTCGCCCGAGGGTTTACCGCTGGCTGTGATTTTTCGGCAAGCAAATTGCCGCCTGGATATTCGGCTCTATACCGAAATCTCAGGGCTATTTAGCGTCTAACTCAGACTGACCTCGCATGCCGATCAGACCTGAAAACGCATCGCGCTACCCGGTCACATGGGAAGCCATCAGTACCGCGATCAAGGACCGCGCTGCCTGGCGTTGTGAGTGTGAGGGGGAATGTGCGGCAGGGGCACGCATGAGGGCCGCTGTCCGAACGTCCACGGCGGCGAGGCATACGGTACAGGCTCAAAGGTCGTGCTGACCACGGCGCACCTAAACCATACGCCGGAGGATTGCAGCGATGGCAATCTCAAGGCGATGTGTCAGGGCTGTCATCTGCACTATGATCGGCACCACCATGCACAAACGGCCTATCGGACGCGGCGTGAGGGAAAGGTCATCAAGGAGCTATGGGAATGACAAACGAGGTTAACACAAGGGACTGCAAGCACGGACATCTCGCGCGAAGCTGCCCGGCATGTGAGTCAGAACAGGCGGTTCAAGAGCTGCGGGCGGAGATCGAGCGGCTGACCACCCAACGCGACAACTACCGCAACGCGGTCAATTCCAAGCAAGCCAAGATCGACGCGCTCATGCTGGAATTCTGCCCAGGGGAGATGTCGCCGGCTCAGAGAATGAAGCCATGAATAACGACTACATATTCGGCGCTCCGCGTCCGCCAGGCACATCCGCAGTTGAGTCGCATGTGGCGAGCCCCATAACTTACGGGCCGTTCTACACTAAGGATGAGCAGATAGCCTCTCTCAAGGTTCAGGTAGAACGCCTAACTGGCGAACTCGCTGAATACACCCAACTGAAGAAGTACGCGGCTTCACTTGGGCAGCGCACTTACTTCGATCTTCATGCCAAGAATGAGCGGCTGCGGGCGCACCTGAAGGAGCTGATTGAGTACATCGAACTCGACAGCGAGTATCCGTATTCAATGATCTACGAAGCACGCTCCGCTCTCGAACCAGAAGTGAAGTCGTGAGCGAAACATTTTCACTCGTCTGCAGAGAGACGAAGCGGCGCATATGGATCGGGCAAGGGCGCGGTTCAATGTCCACCTTTTATACTGGCGAACCGGAAATAATAGAGCGCTTGAAACGATTTCTGAACGCCCATTCCGGGAAGCAATTGGAGTTCGTTTGCAACGATAGGACCGACTCAGTTCATGACGACGGGTGGGAAGAATTTGAAGATCCAGACGATGACGAACCACCAGCAGAACAAACATGAAATTTATCGCAGCAAGTCTGTTTATAGTGATCCTTATCGCTGGTTGCGGAGGCTCTGGATCTCCATCGACTGATTCCATAACTCCACTAGCGGCACCAGATTCTGTTGCTGCTCCCGTTGCTGCGCCAGTTCCTGTTGTGGCGCCCGCTCCTGCTCCTGTTGCTCCTGTTGCTCCTTCGTCAGTTCCTATTGTTGCTCCAGCTCCGGTAGTACCGCTTCCTACTTCGTCTAGTTCCAGCTCTGGCGGTCAATCTTCCTCCAGCAGCAGTTCCTCAAGTTCGGGCGCAAGCAGTTCGTCGTCCTCTAGTAGTTCTTCATCCTCAGGCGGATCACCTACTAATCAAATCCTCGGCGGTATCTGGGCGAGGCCCATCAGTGATCCAAGCGCGCCCGATGCCATCGGCACCTTATGGATGCTCACGATTGATACCGGCCAGTTCTTCTACGACGGCGAGCCTCATTCGGCGGCCGGCGATGCTGGAGCTATCTCCACCGGCACATTTACCGTCTCTGGCAATCAGATCAGTGGCTACGAATACTTCGCCCCCATACAGAGCGGTAGCTGTATCACCACCGACATATGCGGAGCCACGATCAGTTCAACGCCAGATGTCGGGACTGTGACTCAAGGGGTAAGCCTTACCTTTGCCGTTAACGGCGCTGGTACGGACAGTTGGACTTATAACGGACTCTACAACTATTCCTCCGGCCTAGCGCAAATCGCAGGCGCTTGGGGAGAACTGCCGGGCATGGATGGCCCGGTTATCATTGGCGGCGAGCGGGCGCCTTTCACCATTGACGGAAACGGTATCATTTCTGAGCACAGCGCCGATGGCACTTGTGCTCTGAGCGGGCAAGTCTCGCTCATTGACCCAAATCACAATGCGTACTCTATCGCCATAATCTACAGCGCGGGGTGCGAATACCCAGGGGCGACGGGCACGGGACTGGCGTACTTGGATTACACCGTCAGTCCCACCGCCCTACGAATGACTATCAACTTGCAGGCATCTGGATCTACTGAGACATTTGCCATTATCGAACTGCCGCAGTGAAAATTCCCTGATGCGCCGCTCTATCTCGCGCGGGACATCGCATAGGGCCTAGCCATCGGGTCCGTCTCGGCTTCTCCTTCTTGAGCCGGAACTGACCGCGTTCGATGCCTAATTTGCGCAGTATCTGGTGCGCTCCGGTCCGGTTCCTGCCGGCGATGAACGCGGCCAAGGCGACGTTGCCGCGCGTTTCTCGCAGCAGCGCACACCAATACGTTCGGCGCGCAGAGTTTATCGCTTCCTGCTCAGTCACGGCGTCGTGGCGGTGTAGGTCACGCTAATCTTGCCCGGTGCGCTCGGCGTTTCAATGACGGTAACTACGGGCACGATTACCTGCGGACTGGTTGCCGGCCCACTCCCCGCGCTGCCGTTGAGAGCCACGACGGCGAAGTAGTAGGTGCCGGGCGCGAGCGTGACCGAGCAGGTAAGCGCACTGAGCGGCGTGGCGTTGAGCGGCGTGGTCAGCGACACCGGCGATACCGTTCCCTCGTAGACGTTGTAGGTCAGTACCTCGCTCGCCGGGATAGCGCTGCCGTCGGTGTTCGTGGTCGGTGCGGTCCAGGTGATTACAGCCGTACCGTTAGGCAGCGTTACCGATCCGCCTGACGAACTGGAACTGCCGCCAGAGGACGATCCGCCGCCAGAGCTTGAGCTACTAGAAGATGAGCCCCCGCTACTAGACGACGAGGAGCTACCGCCACCGGAGCTGCTACCGCCAGAGCTGGAGCTGCTGGAGACCGCCGCCGTGGCGATCACATGCGCGCTCGGCACACTCACGGCGGAAGCGGTCGCCGTCCAGCTCCAAGCGCCGACTTCGCACGACATGCCCGCAGTGATGTTCGGCACGGGATAGCTGGTGACGGTGTTGGGATTGAGCGGCGTGCCGTTGACGGTCGGCGGCGTCGCGGTCATGGACGGGTCGCTCGCATCGAGTGCGGTTAACGCAGTATCGCTCGCAGCGCAACGGATATTGTAGCCAGATGCGGCGGTAACCTCACTCCACTTAAGCGTGAAGGTTGTACCGCTGAGTGAGCCAGTCACGGTTGATGGGGCGGCGAGAGTGGCTGGCGCAGCGGCAAAGACGATGCCGGGACAGAGCAGGGCAAGAACGGCGAGAAAGTTTTTCATGGAAATCACCTTAATAACTGGACAAAACGGATTGCCGTCAAAGTTGCTGCTCATGAGGATTCCCAAGTAGCCCCGTTCGCGCTCACCATATCGGCAAGCGCCACGGGCCTGATTTCCCACCAGGAAGAATAGCAGGGCTTGAACCAATCGGCGCTCTGTAGCGCATCGCAAATCGCCGCCGAGCACACATAGTGCCCAGCCGCGTGCCAGTTGGCATTGAACACATTGGCGAGAATGCTCGGCTTATCGTACTTGTGGGTTTCCTGAGAATAGAGGAATGACCAGAAGCCCTGCTCCTGCAGATTGTTAACTGCCAAATGAAATATGACGGCCTTTTTTACCGGCTCGTAGCCAAAGGGGCGGCACTGCAACCCCGCAGGCTTGCCGCCGATTTTGTCAGAACGCGCACCGACCAGACTTCCTTCCGGCCATTCGATGTTGGCAATACCGCCTTTCGGCACGACGGCATCGACATGCGTGAACTCGCCGTGACTGACTTCTCGGATCGCCCCAGATCCGCAGCCGAAACCGGAGACAAATCGCAGATCGATGGTCTTCAAAATGACCGACCCCCGGAGCCGAAGTTTGCCGCGGAAGGTTCAGTAGTGATGGCCTGTAATTTGGCTACAGCAGCCGTGACTACAGCCACATGTTCGGGACTGAGCTGTGTCTCTGGTGTCGCCCCTTTGGCCTGTAGATCGTTTTTGATCTTCACCAGCGCATCCAATCCGCCGGCTGCAGCGCTGATGATCTGTAGAAGCGTGAGCAGTGGCATTAGAGCACCCGCGTAGCTGGAGCGGCCGGCGTGGGCGTCGCACTCGCTGCGATCGGGCCATATTTTGCGATCTCCGCATTGGCTCCTGCGGCCATGCCAGTGGCGAGATTGTTGAGGAAGCCTGTGAGCGTCTCTCCTATCAGCGTCGCGCCAGTGAGCGACTGCGCTAGCGCCAGTTGATTGACAATCGCCGTGAGTAGCCCCGTCAGCGCAAGCCCCTCCGCTGGATCGAGGCCCGAAGTGCTGATGATGGTGGTCAGTGTGCCGATGAGACTGGTCACACTGCCACTCTCAGCGGCCGTGATCGCATTGGCTACAGCAAGGTACGCATTGGCACGCTTCACCAGCGTGGCGGGCAATCCCTTTGCGCCCAAGGTGATAAGTAGGCCAGTAATGCCAGTAGCGGCGATGGTCTCAAGAGGCTGAAGAAGGCTCATAGTTGTGGCTCCGATGGTGCTAAAGGGGCGATGACTACCGGCGATGCCGGCGCAGTGGCTGCAGCCGTCCCCGGTGGAATGACTAATGGCGTAGGGGTCGTGGTGGTCTGTGTGCTGGTGGTCGTAGTGGTCGGATCAGGCTCTTGCTGAGTTCGATGTCTTGCAAGCCAGAATGCAAAAGCGCCTGTCGCGAGCGTGACTGTCGCGGTGGCAAGCGTGACCAGCAGCGTCAGCAATTGTGTGTTGATATCTTTGGCATAAACTGCCAACACACCAACACCGACAATTACTGCGAAGAAAATAGCCAGCGCTGCATAAGTGAGTCGAGCTTGGACATGAGCGGCGTAAGTGGCTAGTTCGTTCATTTGCGGAATCGCTCCCAGATCTCTTGAATCTGTTTGGAATGGGAGTCAACTACGATCTTGACCACGGCCACATCCTCATGCATCTGCTGCACGCTACGGACTTCCCAGAGGATCAGGCTACCCATTCCTATCAGAACGGCCCGCACGCCCCATGTGCTTAAATCACTGATGGGCGATGCCGCTTTCCTGGGGACAGGCTTGCTCGCCATCTTAACTGCCATTGGCTATCTAGAAAACAGATGCTCGCTGCCGCCCATCGAAATAGCCATAGCAATCGCCAGCAACAGCACTGCGATCCACAGAATTGGCGCAGGCTTTACCTGCGAATAGATTGCAATGATCGCCGCACCGACCACGAGAATGAGAAAGATGATTGAAAAAGCTGTCATCGGAATCCTCCACAAAGGTAAACCACGAGCAGAATAACCAGTATCGTGCCCAGCGCACCGCTAGGGCCATAGCCCCAGTTAGAACTGTAGCCCCAGTGCGGCAGGCCGCCCAGGCATAGCACGAGCAAGATGACAATGAGAATCCACATAGCTATAGCCTCTTGATTTGTAGTATGTTCCCGCTGGACATCGGCGTCAAAATGGCGCGCAGATCAGTGATTGCCGCGACCGATTGCAGCACCGCTGTCTCACCAGACAGTTCGCCAGCCGTCAGCCCGAGCAAGATGCACGCTTCAGAATCCTCGACCACATTGCCGCTGTGGATCTCCACGCGCGTTCGCATGCCGGCCGGCGGATCAGGCATCCCCCAGACGTTCAAGTCTGGATTGTGCAGGCACCACGTCGGGCCATGCACGGGCGAGTCATAGGGGATTAGGTCGTATGTGCCGCCAGGCACGCATGACGTAAACGGTGCGTTGTCGAGCCACGGCGGTTCGATCGTGTAGAACGATTGCGCGCCAGCAACGAGCGTGCCAGTAGTGGACTGATCGCTGCCGAGCGTGGTCATGGTGAGGGTCATAGGCGTTGCCTCACCCATCGGATACACGCCTCGTAACACATCACGTCGATATTCGGCGCTGCGAAAGGTCATTTGTTGTCCGCATCGGTCTTGTTATCCTGCTCGTGCGCCTGGGCACGCCCTTGTGCCTGGCCTTCGGCGAGGGTAGCGGCAGTCGCCTCACCTGCCGCAGTCGCGCGCACATGCCCTTCTTTCTCGCCAGCAGCCTTTGCCATCTTAATCATTTGCGCATTCACGCCATCGGTATGATCCTTGACTTCATCAACGGAGCCTTTGACTGCTGCAATGACAGCGTCTCGCTTGATGCCTTCAGCGTTGCCTTTCTTCACATCGCGGCCCATGCAGTACATAAAAAGCGCCATAAAAGGCGTGGCGACAGCAGTGACTAAAGAGGCACAGGCAGGTGCAGGCGCGCAAGCTCGCGGCCGGCTGTCACAATATCGTTCTGCCAATTCGCGCCGGCGCCAGGAAAGAACTTCGGGTTGAGCTGCATAAGCCCTACGCATCCAGCGCTCGAGAGCCTGGTGCCGTTGACCACTGAGGCAAGCCAGCTGGACTCCTGGAACGCGATGCGCGCGAGCAAATCGATCGGGATCGCAAAGCTGTCCTCTGCGGCGGCCAGCGCCGGCAGATAGATCTCCCCGCCTTGTTTCCAGTTGCTCACTCTAATGAATCCTCAATGCGCCCACGACAATGCCGGCCAGCAAAGACAGAATTCCTATCACCAGAGCCATCATGCTGACGCTGTTCATGCCCGCGGTTTGCTGGGTTACCACGGCATGAGTCTTTCCACGATCCACGCCTTCGATGAGCCCCAAGCGTCCCTTTGTTTCATCGATCTTGTCGTTGAGCGCAGATACCGTACTGGTTAGCAAAACTCCAAACTGATCCATTTGCTTGGTGAAAGCAGCCTCGACTTTGTTGATCGACTGAGCAAAGGAATCGTTTTGCTTTCCTACCGCCTCTTTCGCTGCCTGCAATGCTGCATCGAGCGCCTCTTTGGAAGCCTTTGCGGTCTGCTCCACCCGGATGTCCCGCTCCTTGAACTGCGTCTGGATAGACTCGAACTTCTGCGCCGTCGTCTCAAATTTCTCAAGGATGAATTCGCGCAGACACGTAATTTTCGTGTCAGCGTCGGTCGACACCCGTGTAATGTTTTCATTGAATAAAACTATCGCGCGGTCCATGCCCTCAAGGCGGGTGGACATAAGCTCCTTGAGCGCTGATGTTTCGCGTATCAGTTGCTGCGTCGTGAGCGAAGTAGGGTCTGGTATTGGACGCGACTCGCGCGGCATCCTTCCGTTCTCCCCCTCGCCATGGGCATCTTTGGGTGCGGGCATGGCGGTTCCTATCTAAGAACGCCCAGCCACCACCGCACCTGCAGGCAGGTACGGGGCGGCGTTCGGGTCGATTTTCCAGGCGTCGCTCATGGCGACAAGAAGCGTCCCACAGGTCACCGATATTTCAAGACCCTGGATCAGGTAAATGCAGGCAATCCGCCCTCGATCGCCACCGAGGTGGAGTTGCGCTTGACGTTCACGAGCTCCGCGAAGGTGAGCATCAGCGCATCGAACGTATCCGGGCTGTGCAGATATGAAGGCAGCCGTAATGTCAGGGACGTTCATCGCTTACTCTCGACAATTAATAGGAATGCGCGTCCACTCACGGCGTCAAAATCCCCTGTCCGCTGGGCGCTAAGGTCGCCTGCCCTCCCGGTAGCAACACGTACTGTCCTGGCGGTCCTACTGGCGCCGTCACTCCCGGACAAACGCTGACCGATCCGCTCAATAATCGCGTCACCACACCTGACGGGTCGGTCAGCAGCAAATCATACACGCCGGTCCACCACGTAAAGACTGCCGTAGCAGTAGCCGGTATCACCAGCGTAATCGTACCCGCTACGCCGCCGAGTGTGATATCAGCGCTGGCGTCATACAGCACGGTATTCGACAGCGGATAGGGCCTGATCTGCATGGCGGCCGTGTAGCCGGTCAAATCCACTGGCGCGGGCTGCGAGCCGACGGCATTGCAGCACTGCTGTGTAATCCATGTGAACACGCGCGTCAGAGTCGCGTTTTGATCGACGCAAAAATTATAGTTGGCGATGCAGCAGCCGTTCATGTCAGTGGCTGCGCCTGGGCTATGCGAAGCGCTTTTATAATCGTCGCGTCCGGAAACTTTAACAATGGCTCCGTGTTTTTATCCGATTCTTTTTGCGCCTGTTTCCAGCGCGTGAATAACTGATCGGCCAGCGCCTTGTGATCCACGCGTCCGCCAGCGGCGCGGGCCGTGATCGGAGCTGCTGGCGTATCAATGCCGGCGCCGGGCGCAGTGGCGTCCTGAGCGAATTTAAACTTCGCGTCTTTAATCGACTGAGTAAATTTTTCGGCCTGCTTGCCTTTCCACCATGCCGAACCGATCTTCTTGGCCGCGTAACCGACAGCTCCGGCATGAGCTGCGACAAGGTCCGTTCCCATATCTGCCAACTGGGCACCCATGGTATCTGGGGGCGGATACATTGCCCCGTGGCGCTGCAGCGTCAGCGCTGTGTTCGGACGATTCACCGAGGAGGCTTTGCCTTCATAGCTCACATCGTCGGAATACTGTCTGAGCCGACGCAAATTATCTGCGGTCTGAGGACTCACCAGAACATCAGCTTTCGGCGCCAGCGCATTGTGCGCATTGCGAAAACTGGCGCTCGCGAAATTACCGCTATCGTACTGATCGAGTTTCGCGGCATCGCGTAATTTGTTGAGCGCAGACGCTTCGATGGACTGAGAAAAATCCGGGTTATCCTGCATGATGCTCTGGATGCGACTCACATAGGCGCGAGACGCACTGGGACCGTTTCCTAGGTAATAGCGCTCCATGAACGTGTCAGCAAGTGGGGACGGCACACCGATCACGTGCAGACCGTTCTGGGTTTTCGGTACGTTGTCGTTGACCGCCGCGTCATAAGCTGGGTTCTGTTCGATGGTGTCGAACCGCGCCTTCGCCGCAGACGATGCCACGTCTCTCAATCCCTTCAGATTGGCGAACTCAGGCGTCAGAGGCATGCTTTCCAATGCATTTCGTACGACGGTTGCAGCGGCCGCTGGCGATCCTTTATTGCGCTGCACTTCTGCAAGATTACTGAGTGCGTTATGAAATGATTCAAACGGCATTGGCTGTCCGGACGATAAACTATCCATGACCTCAGAGATGGCCGGATCATTCGCTGCCGTGCGCACGAGAAGTTTTTCAGACAAGGCGCTTTTGATACCGGCAATAGTCGCGCCTGTATCGATCGGCATTACGCCGCCGGCGGCATTGGAGAGCGCCTTGTATTTCTGCCTAGTGCCAGTCACCGCAGCGTTATCCTGTGTCTTGATCGCATCGACATTCGCTTGGCCCTGTTCGGCCGTGGAGCGCTGAACTATATCGGGCGTCGCCCGTTGGCGGATCTCGCCCATACTTGCGCCCATCGTGTCGTTCTGATCGGTGATTGATTTCGCTAGTAATCCCTGCGTGTCCGGGTCAGCCCGCATGTTCTTTTCGTCCGAAATCTGTTGATCATCGCGCATCGCCTGTCCCTTACGCAGCGGCGCCGGGCTCATGCCATCAGGCATCGGCAGCGTATCGGCGTTGATCTGTCGAGTCGCTGCTTCCATATTCGGATTCGTCGCACTGGCAATCGCCTGCTTCAATCCAGGCGAGACGCCTTCCAGTGAAGGAGCGGCTACCGCGGCTCCCATATTTCCTTTGGACTGCGCGGCCGCATTCGCAAGTACGCTTTCGGCGCTCTGAGGCGTACCCGATGCAGGCATGCTGGAGTCGCCCGGAACTTTTAAGCTCGACGCCTCTCCAGCGATCCCACTCTTGGCTAGGTCAAACGCGCTGCTCGCAGCGCCAATAGCTGGCGTTGCATTCAGCACATCGCCTGCGGTGCCTACAACGGTATGTAGGAGTCCGCCAGCAGTTGGCCCAAGCGCCGTCTCCGCAGATTGTTCTTCGGCCTTGTACGGTGCGGTGACGTAATTTATCGCGTTACCGACAGCGTTGACGGCCGCTTTACCGCCTTCGGTTTGCGGTTTGTACACGTACTGATCTACCCATTTATGGGCGTCAGCGGCGGCTTCATCCGGAGTCTTATCGCCAGTGAACGATGCCTTGATGCGCGCCGCGAGCCCGGCTACGCCACCACCGACACCACCGACAAGGGCACCAGAGCCGAGCGCGACCGCGGTGTCAGCGGCATCGACAATACCGGGACCAGTTTCTGCGGGGCCATTTCCGGCGGCAAGTGCGTCGCCAGTCTGGCGCGCCATCGCTCCGATGTCCTCGTTCGAGGCGTTCGGGTCCGTCAACTGCGCATTGGTAGGCATTTGCGGCGCACTGCGTATCATCGGCGCATCGTCGTCGCTTCCTGGGTCTATTTTGAAACCCTTGGGCAGCGTGTCGGAGCCCGGCGAATCATCGTCAGCAGAATCAACCGTAAACCCAGCAGGTAGAGAGCCGTCGCTCATTGCACCCACTTGCCGTTAATTTCGTACATCTTTTGGCCACCTGGCCCGCTCGCCGTCTGTGATGCGTTCACCACTTTCTCGCGCGGGTAGTGCGCCTGATTCCACTGCTGGAAAGCCTGCGGGTCTTTCCCAGCGGCGACATACTGGGGTGCTCGATCGGCGGATGCCAGCGTGTATTTCGTAGCACGAATATTGGTCGCCAACAGATCATTAATCGTGTCAGCGTTCATCTTTTCATGCGGGCTAAGTTCGGTGAGTTGCAATCCCATCTCTTGCTGAGTAGCGTTCGGAAAATTTCCTCTCCCGGCTTGCACTCCTGCATTCCCCAAGTACTTCGCTAACTCCTGATAATTTGTAGATTGCGGGCCGCCACCAAGAACTCGGCTGGCTTGCGTCAGTAATCCGCCATACATGCCTACGGTTGCGCCTTTCGAATTCATGATCGATCTAGCCGAAGTCAAGTATTGCAGTGCCATTGATGCCGAATCAGTGATACCCGCCGCGTCATTTTTGAGCTTTGCGGCCGAATTCTGGTTGATGCCTTGCTGTGTAAGCGCAGCTTGTCTTGTAGTCTGATCGACTACCTTCGGCAGCGGCTGCAAATTGAACTTTGGGTCGGCGAGCGCCTTACTGAGATAAGGGTCGGCAGTCGGCTGATCTACCGCTGGCGTTTGTGCGGAAACAGTCGCAGCAGCTGGAACCGCAGCAGGGGCGGCCCGGGGGAGTTTGCGCGCCGCAGGCGCGGCCGCTGGCCCGGCCGCTGGCGATGGTACGGCTCGCAGAGTCGTCGTTGGTGGAGCACCACCCTGCGCTGGTACCATGCCGCCACTGGGCGTCCCGCCGATCATCCTAGCGGCCTTATCCTTCGCCATGATGTACTGCTCTGGTGCCGTCATGCCAAACTTCTGGTAATTGCGCCCCGGCAGCCCGTTGTCGAGCGTTATCGGTTGCATCGCTTCGGTGTACGCTGCCTGTTTATCCTCAGGCGTGAGCCCGGTCAGGAGCTGATTCGAGCCGACCACTGGGGATGATGTAGGTTGGTCAATCAGTACGCCGTTCTGCATCGTCGTTGGTCTGCCAGACCACGAATGAGCTTGCAGTCCCATTGCCCCGGCCCAGTCTCTGGCCTGCTGATCCTGTGTTGCTGGATCAGCACCGGATTGCTGTATCTGTGCGGCCTTTTGCGGATTGAGCTTTGCCACCATCGACAACGCTTGTCCAGAAGGCGCGTTGGCGGCATTGGCAAAGCTGAGATAGGCCGAACTTGCGCCCAGGGTTCGCGTTTGATTGGCACCGGCTATCTGCTGGTCATACTGATCGCCGATGCTCTTGGCGACTTCTGGCTTGTTCGCCATGTTGTACGCATTGATGCGATTAGTCACATAATCTGGGCGCGCGGTCGGCAGGGGCGCGAACTTCTGGAATGCCAGTTCCTGCGGATCGGTCGGATCGCTGGGTGTCATCCCAGTTGGCCGCACCGGATCTGGCAAGGACGTTGGCGGCGGATTACGTATGTCGTTTATTCCCAACTGCGTCATCTGATTCTGGAGGCCAGCGCCGGTCGCCCGCGCCCCAATCAGTCCCGTTTCCGCCTGCGTTCTTTGCTGCTGAGCGAGCGCCGTCTGTTCGCCTTGATACGCCTGAGCGCCAGCGCCGAGCCCCGCCGCCAACGCAACGCCCGGGTGCACCGTCTTCGCCGTGCCCATCGCACTGATGGCTGAGAGCAGTGGTACCCAGTTTTCCGGCTTCGCGAGTGCGCTGCCCTTGACCTTGTTCCAAATGGCACCGAGGCCGCTCTGCGTATCTTCTGCCGACGCCGCAGGCACTGCCCCGCCAGCTACGCCGCCATCGCTTGGAGCCGACGCAGAAGCATCTGAGGCCGCTACGCCGACAGTTTGGTCTGGCACCTGAACCGTGTCGTCAGCCGTTGGCGTCCCGCCATCATCATAGCCGCGCCGCCCAGCGACGCCGCCAGTCGCCAGTGCCTGATTAGAAAACATGGATCCGGCCATGTCACTCCAATCGGTAGGATTCCCCATCTTCATCATGGTCTGTAATCCGGTCGGCAGCTTACCGGCGCCTGGGGCGGCTTTCAGCGTGGACGTGTTAGGGTCCTCTGGGATGTTTAGGTTGCCACTACTGTCCAAGCTGGATTCGAGATAGGGCGTACCGCCCGCATCATATTTGCGCCGTATCGCGCCGCCCCGCTTGGCCAATAGGATCGCCGAAGCGCCCACGTCCGCCACCGCGTATTCGGCCGCAAGTGCCGCTGCCGCTTCTGCCGCTGCGGTCGCAGCAGCGTCGGTCGCAGCGCCAGCCGCCGCGGTTCCTGCGGCCCCGGCAGCAGCGGACGTGGCTGCTGTTCCTGCTGCATCGGCCGCAGCGCCCTCGCCAGCTGCAGTAGCTCCGGCATCGACAGCCGTGTCCATGGGCGCGGCCGTAGCCAGTGCGCCTTCGGTGGCCGAATCGGCAGGCGCACCAGCAGTGATTGCCCCGGACGGCTGCAAGCCAGCCGCCTGTAGTCCCGTAGGCTGGGCGACTGCCTGAGCCGGCACCACGCCACCCGAGGGCGTAGCCGCCGATTTCGTCATGTTGCCGTACAGCTTGTAGCCGTTATTGACAGTATTGATCCCGCTATTGACCTGACTGATACCCGACTGCGGAGCCACGGCTGGCGCATTGGACACTGGAAGCGAGTGACTACCACCACCGGTGCCCGATTGATTGATCTGCCGCTGTGCGCCCCCTCCAGGCATCCCAGAGTACATGGCCTGCTGCGCCTGCAAGGCTCCGGCGAGCCCGTCGTCAGTACCGCCCACAGCTCGCGCACGTCTGAACGGCACCACACCGCCTTCGTAGAAATGATCATTATTGGCGGCATCGCGATGCCTAACATCCCCGCCATGAGCAAATCCACCAGAGAGATCCGGTGACCAAAAACCTGGCGTTGTCGCAAAGGTTGATCCAGGCGACGCGAATGCCGGCGTCGCCCCAGGCATCGCATAGGCTGGGGGCGTCGTGTATGCCGGTCCTGGCGTCTCAGGAACGTGAGTGGAGCTCGGTATCGCCCCTGCTGGTATCGGCACTGGGGATGGCACACTGCTTGGTGCGCTAGCTGGCGCGCTACCCGTAGTCGGCGCGAGCTGTGCGGTGATGGATCCTGGGAGGGGCGACGACGTGGCACCTAATCCAGCCTGCGCGGCGATCGATCCGGACGGCGACGACGGGGCGCCCAGACCAGCTTGAGCGGCAATGGAGCCAGCTGGCGAGCTCCTGCCTGGCGACAATCCTCCGGTCGCGTAACCGCCGCGGTCAAAGTGCCCGCGATGCCAATCGCCACGACGACCCCCGCGCTGCTCCCAAGTCGAACCATCGTTTAGGTGAACCCGAGTCCCACCGCCGGTCATCCTCGCCCCCATAGGGTGGGTCGCCTTGATATGCGCGCCCATGTCCTCATCTGATGCCCGAAGCGTTGCAGGATCTATTATAGGAGCGCCCGCGCCAGCAAGACCCCCTTCAGCGAACTTGCCGCGCTTCGCCGCATCTTTCGTGGCCTTACCGTAGTCTACCACCTTAAATCCGGCTGCCAAGCCGACCGCGTCCGGATGCTTCTTCTCAACGTCCTGCGCGATCAATCCGATGCGTGTGCGGTCGTCGTCGCCCATCTTGTAAGTGACGACGTCTTGGTGATCGAACGTCTCGCCGATCTTTTTTATATCACGCTTCAGGCGACGGTCGCTGAAGAATCCTCCAGGCTGCGTCGTGGTAGTCGTCGATCCAGACAGCGCGCCAGTGCCCTCGGCAATATTCGCGAGGAACTGATCGACTTGAAACGGATAGGACTGCTGCTGTAGAAACTGATTGTATTGCGCGGTGTCCTCGGCCTGCTGCGTCTGTTGCTCCACCGTACCGGCGCCAATCTGTGCCTGCGCGCCTTGGAGCCCAGCGGTTTGCGCCCCAGTTCCCAAGGCCGCCAATCCTGATGCCGTGTTGGCACCCTCGCCGTAAGCTGTCTGGCCGAGCGCCGCGGCCTCTGATGCTGTATTCGCACCCTCGCCGTAAGCTGTCTGGCCGAGCGCCGCGGCCTCTGATGCTGTATTCGCGCCTTCGCCATAGGCCGTCTGCCCGATACTGGCGAGTTGCTGCGCACCGGCGAGGCCGATCTGCTGCTGCCCCTGCGCCGTGCTCAGGGCCGACTGATAGCCGGTGTTCAGGATGTTGGAGTAAATATTCGAGTTCGCTAGATTTTGCTGCTCCTCCAGATTCGCGGCAGCAATTCCAGTGCGGTCACCGCCAAAGGCGCCAGATGTGATCGCGTCCCCTAGTTGACCGGCCTGCTGCTGCTGATTATTTTGGTTGAGGACGCCAGCCTCAGAACCCAAAACCGTACTCAAATATGGCGACAGATATTGTTCGATCTGAGAACCAGACAACGGCGCGGCGCTCGCGGCGGTTCCAGCCTCGGCAGCCGCGTTGACTGGTGCCGTTGCACCCTGAGCGCCGCTGAGTGTATTCGCTGCCATCGCGTTGTATGGTTGCGTACCAGCCTGCGAAGCGCCGAGCGTGCCCGCAGCTTCCGCGTTATAGGGGGCCGTCCCGGCCTGCGCAGCGCCTAATCCGGCAGTGGCCGCAGAATAGAAAGGCTGCGCCTCAGTCGCGGCAGAGTTGGTGCCGGCGACACCGGCGTACTGTTCATCGTTGACAGGGGCGACAAATTCGCCATTGTATTGTTGGAATGGGGTTTGCGCGGTTTGATTGGCGGCCGCGTTCACCGATTGATATTGCGCGAGCACAGCCGGTGGGATTGATACCCCTGACGTGCTAGTACTTTGTTTGCCCGACACGGTATGGCCTTCAGTTCACACTATCAAGATTGATCATGCTACTACCTGTTTATCGCCAGTAGTCGTGCCGTAGAGCCAAAAAGCTCCCATCGGTGGACCGAACTGTCTCGTATACATTGCAACCTTGCCTTCAGTCCGATGCGCAGAAAGCACTCCGATCAGAAGTTTCATTCCCAATGTATCAGCCACTTTTTTACTGAAGTCGCAAAGTTTCTTCGCGCGGCCGCCCTTCGCCGATCTGAATTCTGGATAGACGAATATTGCCTTTTCCTCCAAAACTTGCTCTTTGCTATACCAGATGGTTCCTATTCGCAGCAAAACCAATCCCTCAATCGCCCCGCCTGGAGGACCTATCAAAGCCATAAGCCCGTGGTCTTGTACGAGAGCCGGCCAAATCTCGCGAGCCAACATTTCCGCAGATGCCTCTAGAAAAGCATTCTCTTTACACGCAGTAACCGCCAGCTTCATCACTTCATTCATGTCTGCTGGCGTGGCAAGCCGGATTTGGAGCGCCGGTTCGGGCGCGCGTGACGATTGCTCTGTGCGCGCTACAGCGGTCTGAGTCATCGCCGATTCACCGGTTTTGCAAACCGCAAGCTACCTTCCTCGATGTACTTGTCGAGTTCGCGTTCGATCAAGTACGTCAAGTCGTGTGCCGTCCAGACGTCCGGTGCATCCATGATCTTGGTCGCCAGATGGACGGCGATGTCGAACATGTTTTCTGTGTAAGGTGAGTCAGTCACGGCGCGGTCCTGGCAGCTTGCTGAGCGTCCCGATCAGTTCCTTGCGGACCCGGTGTACGAACGCATCGAGCACTCGGTGTCCCATATCGATGTCGCCGTTACCGACGCGTCGCACATGCTCCGGGCTGATAACCCATTCGCCGCCGGCCGCGACGATCGGCACGCCCGATGATTCACCGCCGTGGGCCTTACCAGCACGCGTGGCGAGTTTCTCGAGCGCAGCCTTGACCCCCGGATGCAGCTGTAGTTTTTTGGCCTCATCTAGAGTCACCCATCTGGCTCCATCATGCTCATGATTCAGCTTCGGATCGAAGCGCTGAGAGTGAGCTAAGTACGTTGTAAAGTCTAGATTTTTATCCTCGCTGTGCATGAAAGGCGACAGTCCGCCCTCGTGTTTGTACCCGGTTTCCTCGCCGGTTTCACGCTTGGCAGCCGCATCAGGTGTTTCGTCCTTTTTGATGCCACCGGCCGGGAAGGCCCATTCGCCCTTGTGGCCATCGTCCTCTGTCCGGCGCATCAGGAGCACTTCCTTGTCTGGCGACAGGAACAGGATGCCGGCGGCTCGGGCGCGGCCGCCGCGGGCATATGTGACCGGCAGTCCATAGACGCCCTTGTTCTGGCCGTAGGGCGCGCTGCCAGCGCCGTACGGCTCGCCGCCGAAGGTTCGGCGCAGGACTTTAAAGCCGGCGAGCGTATTGCCCGAGCCGCCGGCACTCACGATATCGGCTGGCAGGACATATGACCCTGACTGTACCGTGATCGGCAGATGATCGGTACGCCCCGCCACCCCGCTGTGAATCGGCCCGGCGTGGAATTTCGCGCCGACGGTCCGTGTGGTCTCAACAGAGCCGCCATCATCGCGCCGTTTGCGCGCAGTGTGGAGAGCTATGGTTATCGGATCCATTTATGAAAAACTCACGCTGACTTTCTGCCCAGTCCCAGGTGCGACCAAAATCCCAACATTGGCCGGCATGTTCACTTCGACAACGCCCACCGTGTTAGGGATGATGTAGAGAGGACTCGCCGTTGCACTCAGGCTAGCCCCATCATAGACCGTACCGACCGCAGAGCCAGCGACAATCACGCTGACCCGAGCGATTCTTCCACCAGAAATCTTGATGATCGTGGGCGCTGTCAATGCGGCCGCGCTCTGCTGCCCCTGAACGTTGAGGTAATTCTGCGCGATTGTGCCAGCCGCCTGCACGAGATTTTTCACTGCCGAGAGCAGATCAGAGAGAGAGGCTCCAGCAGACTGTGAAGCTCCAGCCATTACATACTTACCGTACGTTGACAAACGCTCGCGAACTGCATGGAGCGTTCTCTCCATATCTGCAGAATAATAGCTAAAAGGCCAGCGGCCATTAGAACCGTCCGTCCGGCGCATAACGATACCGCAGGGCACCGATACGCCACCAAGTGCCCAGATCACTGCTCGATATCCTGACCGCGACGAGCCTCCCGCGCAGCCGCGTGTTGAAATATTTGGTCGCCTGCGTCACTGAATACGGGCCGTAAGTGACCGGCGTATCACCGGGATAGTTGACGACAATGAACGAGATTTGCACCGTCGCATTCTGCGCCTCCGACCATTGTCCCCAGCGCATGTCTGGCCAAACGAGATCCACAAACGTCTGAAAATCCCCTTCACTCAACGCAAAATATCCAGTCTGAAGGAAAGGTAACATCGCCACGCCGTCTGCATCGTTAGAGGTCTCATGCTGGTACAGCAATAACGACCCAGGATCCGCGCCGATTGGCGGCCCGAGTACCGATTGATCTACCCAGGCGGTTCGTCCGAGTGATCCATAATCCCATACGTTCATGTAGACATTGTACTTGACGTATGAATCGACTTCGCCGCCGCCATTGGCTGACGGATAGAACCACTGGATTTCGCCAAATCTGGAATTGACCGCAACGCGAATTTTCGACAATGCGCCCTGATTAAGATTCTGAAAGACAACATCCCACACCGGGCATGGTATGGGCAACACTCCCTCTCCGCCCAAGCTATAAAACTGTGATGGTCCCATCCAGTAATAAATGCCATTCAGGGACGCAGCGGCTTTGCGCGCAATCAGACCGCAGCCGGTACCAATTTCATTGAACGAATAGACGTACGGAGTGCCGATGAACTGCATTGACCACACGTCGATGTTCGTCCAGACAAGGGCCTGCTGAGGCCCTTGAACGCAGCCCACGATGCGAGAGCCTTTTGGGATCCGAAATGAGCCTGCCTGATTGGTCGGGAGCGCAATCCATTGATTGGGATTATTGACATCGCACCAGTTGATGAGTAGCGGATCCTGGATGCCGGTTTCAGTCGATCCCCACGCGATGATCTGACGCTGCGGCATTGCGACGAATATCCCGTCGTTGACCGCAGGCGCCTGCGGAATCACTGCGGCATTCGGCTGACTGGTCGGCGACCAGAGATAGATCGGCTGATAGGAAATGCCTCCCGGCAACCCTGGGGAAGTCGTGGGGCACGCGATCAAATCCTGTCCGAAGTTATCCAGTGTCCAGTCATCGGACTCGATTGGTAGCGCGGATGGCGGCGTCGCGCCCAAGCCGTTGTACACAAAAACGGCAATGCCGCCGTTTAATGTTGCGGTAGCAGCAGAAGTCGCCGCAGATGTGGATTGGATCGTGAATGTATTGGCGTCGACAACGGTCTGGATAACATAGTTTCCCTGTAGCGTTATGCCCCCCACCAGCGTGGCAAAAAGGATAGGGAAGGTAGTACCAGGCGCATAACCGTGCGCAGTCAATGTGACGGCGACGGCATTGGACTGCGGCTGCGTACTAAATGTTGGGAGAGTGGCCGCGGCCGTGGTTGTCGCTAGTCTCAGATTTCCTAGGATATCTCGGGCGTAGAGCGTGTAACTGTTGGAATAAATGGAGCCCAATTCGTCGCAGGGATAAAGACCAAACAGCACCAGTCCGCCAACGGCGATTTGCGTCGCGATGTACACGCTGCAGGTATTGGTGATACCGATAGTGGTGGTGTCTACCACCGCAATCAGCGGGCTTCCAATAGCAGTTGCAACCACAACCGGTGGAATCGCGCTTACCGCCTGAACAGGCGTGATATCTGTGAGCGCACCGGCTGTGATGACGGCTAACTGAGAGCGTGCGCCAGATGGAAATACCTGCGTGCCTAATGCCAGATTTGCGTTATCGTTGATATCCTCCCATGCCCACAACGCGCGCACGATGGCGGCCATTGCGGAAGGAAAAAATTTGCTCCAGCCGCCGAGTTTGCCAACGAGCGCCGGGCCGTTTACATCGTAAAAATATCGGATCAGGTTAGAGGACGAAATCCCAGAGTTTTCATTGAGGGCTGCCGTCTCAGTCGTATTGACCCCGCCCGCTAGGCGCAACATAGCGTGAGGCATGCGTCACCGCACATAGTCGAGCATGTGCGCATATTCCTGCGGCACCGATCGACCTTTCTGGAGGTTTTCTGTTTTTGTCAGTATTTGTAGATTCCACGGTACGTGCAGCCCGCAGAATTTCGCTCCATGGAGTGGGAATATATGATCAACGTGAAATTTGCCGCCGGTCAGTTTTTGTTGAGCAGCTGCAATCTCGTAATACTCTCGCATATCAGCCAACTGAACCTCAGTCAACCATTGAGGCTGAGACTTAAGCTTACGAGCGCGCCTGGTATTGGAATACAGGGCTACTAGATCAGGATTCCCTAGGCGCCACTGGCGATCGTTCTCCGCTTTTTTCTCAGCGTTCAATGTGCGCCATTTCTTATGATATGCGCTTATCTCAGCCACTTTGTTTTGCGCCCTGGCCGTTACTTGCGCTTTAACCTTCTCCTTGTTGCGGTGATAGTATGGCGTTTTGTTTGGTTTCTTTCGCGTCTCCCATTCTTTGCTTCCTATGCGTCCGCGACAGTCTTCCGGGTCTTTCCCTACTGTCTTTGCATAGTTCCTATGAGAAGTCTCTGCGCGCCGTTCTGGGTGCGCCTTATTCCACGCGTTTATCGCGACATTTTTGCATTCCTTGCATTGCGTAACTATTTTGGCTGTTCTTTTTCTTATAGAGAACAGATCCTCCGATTTCTCTACACCGCATGTTCTACACACAGGCATAAATACCTATCTTGTCGGGGTTGCCGCAACTGGCGTGGAATAAGAAGACCAAGCGCTTCCCTGAAACTTCTTTCTATTCTCTTCCGAAATGGCCCCCAACCTCAGCGCTTGATATTGTTTTTCGAATGTCATCCCAGAGTCAGGATCTGAACTCGCTACACCGAAGTTACGCTGGAACGCCGAGATATAAATCAGGCTAGCCATCATCAGCATGTCCGGCAGGAATTCCGAGATATACGTGTACGAGGTGTCAGCAACTCCTGATACAGCAAACTTCGCCAGCGACGGCAAGCGAATCACGCCATTGACGCGTACCTGATACGCGAAGTTAGGCGTTGGCCCAAGCAGCACGTTGATGTTCAAATTCGCGCCGTCACCAAAATTGTCTCCCGCCATGGCAAAAAATCGGGGCTGCGATGCCTGCGCCAGTCCTGAATAACAGTTCTGGATAAGTTCGCGAGACACGGGCGTAAGCGGCATGCTGTTGACGACTTGAGTGCCATTGTTCTGCGTGATCTCAAGTGTTTCGACGATGAGAAAATCGTTGATCGGAATCGACAACAGGTTACTGCCGGCCGTAAGCGCATAAGTATTCGACGCGCGGGCATTCAGGAAATCTATGTCGCGCTGAATCCTCAACTCGGCGTATCCTAGCGCCTGCAGTAACGCCGTCTGCAGCGGCTCATCGACGAAGCTGTAAACGCCGGCAGTCTCCTGAGTCAGCGCAACCGCCATCACGCCAAGCTGTTGGACGTAGGCGTTGTAGGACAGCGGGTTGGTAGCTGGCGCGGTCACATCAGAACTCTATCGCTATCCATTTTCCAATGGTGATCGAATACTTGAACGACTTCGAATCGTTCTGTATCAAGGCGAAGTCCTGAACCATTCTGAGCTGATTCGCAGCCTGCGAGCCCGCGTTGAGCGCGTTCAGAGTGGCGCTGAAGCCGGCGGCAAGATTTGTGATTACGACAAGTTGCCCGTCGAGTCCAGCTTTCAACCCAGTGATGTTGCAGTTCGCAGTGGGCGTAAGTTCAATGAAGCCGACGGTCGGACCCATTTGGTTATTTACGGTGTAGTCGTTATGCGCTCCGGCGGCTGGAGAATCGTATATAACGCCCGTCGGCCCCGTAGCCGCGATCTGTGACGCAAGAGCCGCGATCTGCGCGGACGATAGTCGTATAGACACCCATCCTGGCTGCCCATTAGGCAGAGTCGTCGGCTGCGCGACTTCTAATTGCTCGAGGCCCGTTGCGCCGCCAACAATCTGAGGGAGTTGCAATATGGTCGTCGTGGCCATCAAATCACTCCAGTGGGAATGGCCGGTGAACCGTACGGCAACCCGACTAGCGCGGTCACAATCCTGGTCGTCGGCGTCAACAGCGAAGCCGCGGCTACATTCGACGCCATCATATATGTAAACGCCGTCGCGCTGACCACGATCACGCTGTAGAAGCCGTTGGCGGCCGTCAGTCCCTCAGCCGATATCTGTCCATCGGTCTGCAGGCCATGCGGCTTGGAGCACGTCACGGCGATTGTTGCAGTGCCGTTGGCGATGACTGACAACAGTGAGAGAGGCACACCGAACGCCTTTTGCACGCCGCCGTTGTACGGCATGACGGCGTTTTGTTCAAGTCCGTCAGGTATGCCGATCGGCTGCGTGATGCGATTCTGGCAATCCTCCGTGACGCGCAGTGTCGTTGACGGGATTGGAATGCCGGTGATCGGATCAACGGTTCCCGGAAGTGTTGAGCGGTAGTCAGTTTCGGCATCGGCGAAGTTTTCGATGCGAGGCTGCCAAATTGGAACAGGATCAGCTGGGAGTTGTATCGCGCGAAGTTGCTCCTGAGGCACGTCTAAACATCGGCGACAAACTAGGATCCACAGATTTTGAAGGCTGGTGCCGCGCCATTCCATTTGCCACTGGCCGTCCACGCGATTTCCCCAAATTCCGCAACGATCGCAGACATAGAAGGCACTTGGCTTCTTTGTAGAAGTCCGCGCCCTTCCGCTTCTGCTGGCATAGGCCATTACCGAAAATACCCGCTGATCATCGGTGAAATATACAGGTTAGCCGTCTCTGTGTTTTGTCGCGTCGCAATTCCCCATGCTTCGTCGGCCATGGCCTTCAATCCAACGGCTCGCTCTGGTGCCCAAATGCCTGCAAGCCGTGTTGCAAGACCGTATACATAGCTCTCAAGAAAGTACGGCGGTATTTCTACATTCTGCCCATTCTGTAGGTTTGAATCTTGAATCTGGCGCAGCCTGTAATACTTCAAGCACGCCTGCTGACCATTTGGCACTGGCCAGATAGTGACCGTTGGCGATAACAATCTGTCCATCCAGAATATACTAGGGCTTCCCTGTTGCTGCTTACGCGGGTAGTTGGCGTACTCCGTACGACTTACCGGAGTCATAATCCGATCTATTTCTTCTCCACCGTTAATAATTGTGTAGTAAGTGTCCAGCATCACGATTGTGTTGTACGGAACTTGGTACGTTGACTGGCCCTGTACCAGCGGAATCTTTTGTAAGTCCACCGCCCATAGATTGACGCCGTCCGCGCTCCAGCGCCCCATCAGCATATTGGTCGCAAAACGTGCATCTTCGAAATGCTGTTGAGTTAAAGCCGTCCTGCGAACGCCGCATGAGCCGTATGCGAACAAAACCGCCTCGCCCATGCTCGGCGCAAAGTTGTACGTGCCAGAAGTATTCAGCGGATTTTGTCCGCCCGGTCCCTGCGTACCGGTCGCCGCTACCTCGACGGTATTATTACTGCCGCCTCCGACGATGACTGTGCCGGTCATGACTGGCTACGCTCTGACGCGCTGCTCGAAATCGTCATCGTTGGCGGCTTCATATAAGCCTCGGCGTCGCCGCGCCAGCATCGGCAACATCACTATCCACGACCAACCAAAGCCCATCGTGTTGCAGCCGACGCTGTTATAGGCGCTCGGGCAAGGCAGCGCACTAGCCGCTAGACGAAAATTCACCGCTTGCAATGCCGGCACCGTTCCGGTCTCCCACCACTGTGAGGAATTACCAGCAACCCCGCTGTATTCAGACTCTGGAAAGATCATCCATACCATGTGCGTGGGGTGCAGGGTGCTATAGCCATAGGATTCATCGCCGGCTGAAGTTTGTGCGGTCCAAAGGTACACGTCGTCTTCGATGCCGATGATTTCACTGGTATGTCCCTGCCTGTTGATGCTATCCGAACCGCTGCCTCCATAGAATGCCAGTTCTCCCCACGTCTCCCCGTAACCGCCGGTCGCAGTCAGCACATCCGGTCCACCAATGCCCCAACCAAGCTTAGGAGCGAGGAATTCAGTGGCCGTGTTGACCCAAGCCTGATTAGTGCCCGTGGGACCGAAGTTCAGATTGGGGGTCTTGAGCGTAGTGGGCCAACTCGATAGACCATTCACCATGTTCTGAAATTGAGCGTAGAAGGCCGCTCCCGAGTAGTCCCCAGGGGGCGACGTGTAAGCGATGGAGGCTTCTTCCAGCGCTGCGATGGCCTCTACGTGTAGGTCAGAGTCGTACAGCGAGCCGAGGTAATTGAGCATGTTGATATATGCGCTCATGACTGGGGCGCGCCAGAAAGCTGGGGCCATACTGCCTGGCCCAGAGCCCGTACACGCAACGGCATCCGAACCAAGCCCGCTGATACCGCTGGTAATGTAAGCCGGCAAATGGTTGCCTGCCTCGACCCTGAGCCTAATCATCAAGCGAAACGGATTAACGACGCCGTTATAGGTGTAGTTGGTCTGCAATCGGGTACGCACGGCGTTAATCGCCGTGACCATCGCTGCACTGTACGAACCCTGCGTTGTGGGTTCGATATCAGACCAATGGAATTGGATCATATAACCTTTGAATCGAGGATTGCCACTCCCATCCACTACCGCGGCCATACGGTCGATATCATCAAACGTGCCGTCCGATGACGGCGACGTGGTCATGTAGAAGTCAGACTGCGTGTAATGGCCAGGGTGCCACTTTATAGCTGTACCGCCTGCGCCCCCGAGCGGGCCTCTGGTATTGACCACGCCGGCATACCAGTTGTTGATCGCCCCTCCAGCAACGTTCGTACTGGAATAGGCAAGTCCCGGCGAGCCTCCGGTGAGCGTACTGGACTCAACATCCACTTGCGTCCATAAGCCGCCTGAAATCTTGTATAGAGTCAGCGTCGAACCGACTGCAAACAAGCAGCCCTGATCCCCTGCTACCCATTGCACGGTGGTAGAGCTATTAAGATCCGTGGCTGCGCCCGCCACGACTTCCTGAGTCTGCCAACCGGCCGCGCCGAACACGGCTCGATCGAAACTCTCCGCGCTCGAGCTGACGCGCACCGAGACTCCGTAGCCGTGATTGGGGGCATCAGAACTCGCATTGACTACCGTGGCGCAGGAATAATGATCGCCAGGCCACGTCGCTCCAGAGTTGTAATACGCCGTGTCGGCCGTCAAATGGCTGGTGATCACCGTAGTGCTGGAAATGGCCAGGTTTGCTGGCAATCCTGTGACCACGGCCCAGGGCGAGATCAGAGATCCATTGGTGCGCCCGAATGCATCATTGAGCATCGGCGTGATCCACAGAAAACTCGATCTAGCCGAGGCCAGCGCCTGCGCGTGAGCAGGCAGTGCCATGACTGCCAGCAATAGCGCTGCGAGCACACCTCGCATCATGTGACTCCAGTACCAGTCACTTTCCAAGTCGTAGAGGTTTCTTTGCGCGCGAACATCTCCCCGCAGATCGATACGCTTCGCGTACCGGTGACCGATGGCAGTGGACTTAAGTACATCGTATCGCTGCTGAGGGTCACAGTGAGAGCTGTGGTCGCGGTGCAGTCATTGTCGAATATTAGCACCGCACCGACCGGGAACGCGACGCTGCCAGCTCCTGAATTTGCAGGGATGTTTTGCGTGCAGGCCGACGTGCAATTGAAATGCAGCACGTTGCTGTTATCGGTCAACGCGATAGTCACCGCTCCGGTAAGCACTCCGCGTGGTTCCGGCAGCCCCAGATAACCTAATACCCCACTCGTACTTGGGGCGGTCATGCCGCTGAGACTCGTGGCGGCGATGCTTCCGGATCCGGTAGCCGCCAAAGATGCGCCGCTTCCGACTATCATTGCAGCCGACGTATTCGTGCCACTGGTGAGCGTGCTGAATGCGCTAGAACCGCCGCTGCCGCAATCCGAGCCAGTTCCAGATATGATACCTGCGGTACTCGCATGCAAACACTGCGTCGAACCGCTAATGCCGGTATCCTTCAGACTTGAGAAGGCGCCAGCCGCTGGCGTTGTGCCGCCTATCGCAGGAGGAGCAGCTAGGTAGGCCGAGAGCGCAGTTCCTGCGATCGTGCCGTTAAATGTATGCGTGCCGGTCCACGTCGGCGAGAACGTCAGGTCAATAGGCGGCGCGGCATCCGAACGCATGTACGTGGTAGCAGAGCCGTTGACGGCGGACGTTCCGACCTTTGCGGTGGGATTCGCCGGAGTACCACCACCACCAGAGAAATAGGTGTTCAGCAGAGCGGGCGTGAATGTGATCGGGCACCACCCGCTGATACAGGCATTAACCCCACTGCCACCACTCCCTTGTTGCCAAGCGAATATCAGTTCGTTCCCGACGACATTGCTAGCGGCGGTTATCGACGTCAACCCGACGCCAGGACTCTGCGCCAAGCAGGTCAGCGGCAATAGGAGCGTGAGCAGCAATACTCGTTTCATAAACAAGACCTCTCGTAATTGCATGCTTCGCTTCCTCATCCAGTGCATATCATGGCGCGTAGTTCGCTTGAATCGTGCCGCCAAGGGTGAAAATCCAGTCGGTTGCTGCCGTAGTCGATGCGCCCTTTACGACGAAGTTCTGAGCTTGCGTGCTGTCAACCGTGAGAGTACTACTCGTATTGTTATTCGTAGTAGCGTCAGTCATCGCACCCACGCACGTCGCGCAGTACAGCACTTGAGAATTTGTCGCTCCCAAATTCCTTATAGTCCGGTGCGTCCCATACCACACTACGCTTACCACCGAGAATTGAGCGGTTTGCACCCCTCCGTAGAAAGTCTGTAATGCAACGGTGTTTGCATTGCTATCACGATTTGCAAAGATATCGGAAACAAGAGACCCATTCGCTCCCAAGCTATTAGCGGGGATAGACAGGGTGAGAATGTTAAGCGCTGAAGTGCTTTGAGAAAATGCGCCCGTTCCCGTGGTTGCAAAGATCGTTGGGCTTCCCGGTATCGTAGGCAAGCCGCTGGCTAGCGCGTTATTGGTGACAATGCAGAACGTCGAGGTCGCGCAGGTGGCGTTATAGATGCCCGCTGCGGTGGCCGCCGAAATGACATTGACCGGAAGATTAAAATAAACATGAGCCAAGACCGCTGCAGGCAGCGGCACAGAGAATGCGCTGATGTTCGTGGTCGGACTGCCGGAGAGCCAAATGACATTGTTGGCCCAGGCGCCTGCAGTTGATAGCGTGCCGCCGCTGATCGTCGCCGTGCAGACGGTTGTACTGACCGCTGCCGTGCAAGTACCGAACTTGTAAGAGGCTACCGTGACCGATGTTCCGGTGCTCGACGAATTGATGGCCGTGCCACCTGGCGTCGCGGATAGTTGGAACGTGTTTCCAGACGTGTTGACGACGTAGTAGAACGTCCCTGCAGAGAACCCGGTGGGCGGCGTGCCACCGATGTTAGTGATGATCGTACCGTTGGGCAGCGTGTCACCGGTGAACACGGCAGGCGATGCGCTCGTTGCCGTGACCGAGACGGTATCGAGAACCGTCAAGACGCGCCCGATGTCGGCTGCACCGTTGGCGAACGGCGTGCCAGCGCTGAATGTCATCGACGTGCTGCCGCTGGTCGCGCCAAATGTCACGGTGGCGCTAGAAGCGGGGGCTTGGCCTACGATATAGACGCCGTTGTTCGCGAAGAAGCCGGACGGCGGAATGCCGACAGGAATGCCCCAGCTAAACAGATTAACCGGGGCAGCGACCCCATTCACGGTAGGGGCGCTGGTCGATGACAGAGTAGAAGCCGCTACCGGATGGCCGCCTGCCAGATAGGCTAGCGCGTAGGCGTCGAGTCCAGTACCAGAAGTCGGGCCGTTGAGTATCGCGGCGGCGCTGAAGGTAGCCGGGGTAACAAAGGTGTCAATACCGGTGCCATTGTCATTGCCGTAGATACGGGTGCTCGACTGCACCCCTGTAGTTCCGACCAGCAGCGCGCCGCAGCTAAAGCACGTGTTATTGATGATAGAGCCGTTGGAGCCCTTATTGACGAAATCCCCGGCATCCGATCCCGTCGTTGGGGCAAGGAAGCCATAGCCTATGTTGTCGTGGATCTGAATGCCTATCGAGGCGCCGGATAATCCGTTGACTTCGATAGCCGGAGCAGTCTGCGCAGTAACGTTATCGCCGGTGATGATGTTGTCGTGAACATCGGTGTAATAGGCGCAGGAGTTGACCCAGATCGGGCGACCGTTGACACCGGCCGTGAGCACAATCTGATTGTCCGCGACCGTGTTGTAGGCATCGTTGGTCGTACCGAAGCTGCACGACGTCTCGTAGCCTTGAATATAAATGCCGATCGGCACCCCGCCTGAGGAGTCGATCAGATAGGCGAAGTTATGCGAGATATTGATATTGGTCGCATTGCTCGGATGGGAGGAATCGAAGAAGCCGGTATAGATATAGCCGATGCCCTCAGAGGCCACTGAGGCGGAATTGCCGGTCTCCACGACGTTGGTATCAATGCCCCAGAGATCAAAACAGGCACCCGCGCATCCATGAGTGGCGTCGCCGACCTTGTTGCCGGTGATCGTGGCATCCGTCACATTCACCAGAGCAACGAAGTCCCCAGGAGCCACCAGCGCAGTATTGTTTAAGATTGATATCTTGGAGAACGTCGCCGGAGGGTCGTCGAAATTCAGGATGTGAGTGCTGGCCGGAGCGCCGGTCCAGTCCCACGTTGTATTTTCAATCGTGACGTTAGTGGCGCCGTCCGCTGCATTGAATGCAGCTCTGATAACACTGCCTGACCAGTTTGCAGCAGCAGCCGCTGTGATCTTGAAACCGTTACCGTTAAGGAGGGTGCTGGAATTGATAACCGTGGTCGCGTTGACCACGCAGTTGCCAGTAAGCGTGATGTTGCCGCCGATCGCGGTAGCAGCAGCCAGGAGCGCCGTATCGGTCGCGAATGTCCCCGTGCAGGGAATCATCTGGCCGAAGCCTATGAACGTGTTGTTCGCGTAGCTTTGAGTTTTGTTAGTAAGCGTAGCCGTGTCGGCATTGCCTGTCGGCACGCCGCCGGCTGTGGTCGTCACGCCGGAAGGCAGAGCGCCGGCCGGGAGCGCCGCAGTCGCGCCAGACCCAAACGACGTAGGCGTGCTACCAGGCCCAGTTCCAGTCACCACACCAGTCAGCGCCGTGATGCCGCTACCGCCCCCGCACGCGGCATTGATCCAGGCTCCTGACGAGTTCGGCCCTGCGGTCGAGCTCCAGACTAGGCACTGGCCGTTCGACGGCGTGCCAGAAGGCGCGTAGGGAGAGGGGCCAGGAACATAGGTGTTGGCGGGCTGCGCCAGCACCAGTCCTGGAGCCAGCAGCGCCAGCCAAATCAGTATATTTTTCATCATCGATTCACCACGTTGTACTGAGTCACGGTCATCGACACAGACCCTGTGCCGCTATTCAAAAGTGCGCGCACGTACTGCGGAGCGAACAGGTAGTTAGTCAGAATCGCCACAGTCGCTGCAACGCCGTTTGGATCATTCGTGCTGATCCACGTCATCGCGCTCGGCAGTACCGGATTGGTCGGGTCGTTCGGATCATCGTTCGACGCTTGTACGGTGTAGTTCACCGTACCGACGACATCGCACTGGATCGACAGAGCTGCATCCGCCCACTCGTCCGTGCGCACCCAAGGCGTTGAGCCAACCCCGTTCGTACCCACCGTCACAGCGGCCGTCGCTGCGCCGTTGATCGTCACAGAGGTGATGGTCGCGAAGTCCTGCGCGGTATAGGCCGACGTCGTGATGGGACCCACAACCTCGCTGATTACCGAGCCTGTCGGCGTGGTGCCAGTGACCGTGAATAGGTGCGTCGTGTCGGCGGTCGTGATCAGGACGCGCCGCGGGTTGTCTAGGGTTGCGACACCACTAGTGACCAGCGATCCATTTAGCGTTAGCGCGCCGGCGCCAGCGGGCGTCTGAGACAGCGCGATGTTGTTTGCTGCGGCTACGGCGAGTGGCCCTACACTTGAAATGATCCGTCTCATACGTTCTCCAAAAATGAGTCGGGCCTCGCGAAGAGGCCCGTTCTAGTCCACCAGTGGGCCATTGTCGCCCTACGTCATCCGATTCAATCCTCGCCGCCCTCGAGCTCACCCTTCATGAGTTTGCGACCCGGCGCATCATCGCCGCGGCGCGCACTGGTGAACGGCGTCGCATCGGAACTCGATCGACCGCCGCTCTTGCGCGGTTTGCGGCCGGCGTGCATCGCGCCTTTCTCGCCTTCAACCTTGCCGACGAGTTTGCCGCCGCGCTTACGTTTCGCGCGGCCGCCTTTCTTCATCTCTTCGGCTTCCTCGTCTTCCTTGGTCGCGTTGGTGCGGGCTTCCGGCTTGTCCTTGATGTCCTCTTCGGCCTCGTTCACGCCGCCGGTTTCTCGATGTTTGCGCATGTGCCATTTCATTTCAAATCTCCGGTGCCTACGAGGCCAAATTTATCTGAGGTAAATATTCGACCGTCAGCGTGGCGACGCCGCTTCCGGTATTGGTCGATTGCACCACGATTTGAACGTCCTGCGTACCGACGTTGTCCCAGTTGGCAATCGCTCCGGCCACAGCGCCTGGGGTAACAGCGACCTGGCCGAGTGCGCCCGAGGTCACCACGGCGTTCGCGGCCGTTAGAGCCGTCGCCGAAGCCCCGGTACCGATACCTGCCGTTGTGGCACTCCCGGTAAAGGCCGTCGTCACATTCAACGTGATACGCAGAATCTGCGACTGCGCCGGGATCACGATCGGACAGGCGAATTTTCCAGCGACACCGACGTTCGTCGCCTGCGTGATGACGCAGGACTGCGCGGTAACCGAGTAGCCGGAATTGGCGACGCCGACCGTGCCGCCGACGCCTGCCAGATTCGTACTGCCGTCAGACGCCCAGATGGGGCCAGCCAGCACGGGGCCAGTGAGCTGCGTGCCCGGCACCGGCGGACTGCCATTCGGCTGCGTCAGCGCGCCGCCCTCAATGTCCGGGTACGCTTGGCCGCTAGTTGGGGTGACGTAGGCAGTCATGATGAATCTGCCTTACGACGTCGGGAATGAGCCGTACAATGCGCGCCAATTGAAGTAATTAAAGCTCCAACGAGAGTACCCTTTAACAAGCAAATTGTCGGTCACGAAGTCCACCTGCATATCCGTCTCGTACGGAATGCGGTCCATGAACGCCAGTCCCGCGATGTTCGTCAGCAGGTACCACGAGAAGGACGAGGTCAGGAAGTCCATGACCAGGTAGCCTTCTGGGATACCGCCCGCCGTGGACAGGATCGCGTTGACATCGTTGTCGGCAGTTCCTGGCCGCAGTTCGGTCTTGGTCAAGCGAATCGCGGTCGGCTCTAACGCCGTTGGCACGATCAACTTGCGACCGCGCGCGAACATCTTGAGGCCAGCTTGGTCTCGGAAGTTCGTGCGGATTCCGACCATTCCGTTCAGCAGCGTCGACTCGTTCAGATCCACCTGCGTGGTCGGGGTGTTGGCGACCGTCAGGCCGTCGACAGGATGCGTGGTCGCGCACAGCGCAACGCCGTCGCCGCCGACATTGGCGTTGTACGTGGTCGCGGTGTTGAGTACGTTCGCCGCGTAGACCTCCTGAGTCTGGCGGAAAGACTCCATCAGGCCGAGATTTGACGGGTGAAACTGGGTCTTGTACAGGTTGTCGTCGATCGCCTTGCGGGTGATCGCATAGCCGAGAGCGATCTCGACGTGCTCCTGATTGTAAACGTAGCGCTCACCGGCGTTGTTGTCGAACTGCGTCTGACCGCCTTCGGTCTTGAGCTGCGCGAGTCCGAGGTAGCGCATCTCGGCCGTGCGCTCCAGAGCGAGCTTCGAATTGAACTTCGTGAAAACTTTGTCGTACTGGCTCGGGATCTGCTCGTACTTGCCAGTGATCCCTCGCAAACCCGGCAGGAGGAGATCTTTGATCGCAGCTAAATTGATGGCCATTTACGTTGCTCCTGCCTCAAGCGTTGTACGCAAGGGTGTTCTTGGTCTGGACGTTGTTAAACGCCACGACCGCGTAGTTGTACGCCCCACTTGCGGTACCAGGCGCCCCAGGCGGATCCAGGACGAGACTCACAAGGCGAAACGGAAAAGCCGCCGTTACGGCGCCGGTATGCAACAGATAAGCCCCCGAGAGCCCATTCGATGCTGTGCCAGTGCCGATATTGAAATCGAAGTTGGCGCCGACGTCTGCCTGTGCCACACCGGTAGAATCGCTCTGGCAGAGAAACTGCGCGTTCGGATCGTTGACGACGTAGGCTTCGATGCTGGATTGGGCACCACTGACCACATCCGATCCCGGCCAGTAGTTTGACCAGACGATGCGTTTCATCGCGCTCGATAGGTACTTGCAGCCGTAGAAGATGCCAGCCAGCGTGACCGTGCTGCTGCCAGCGGCCCCAGCGGCTTGCACAAGCGTGCCAGCGGTCGTGCTCGTTGGGACTACTGGATCACCGAAGTAGATGGCGCCGGCATTGTAGGCGATGGCGCCATTGCGGTAGCCAGATGCGAATTCGTAAGTTGGCGAGCTTCCGAGACCTGCTCTCTGCGTGAAGCCGAAGGGGCCGCTTGTATTGCTCAATGGCGTGCACTCCGAGAACGGAGGTCGTCATGAGCACCGGGCTATGAGTGACCTGAAATCTTGCTTCCAAGAACTGCGCCAGGCAGTCCAAGCCGCGTTTATCGCACGCGTCGACGCCGAAAGTCAAGTTGAACATAAAAAAGCCCCTCGTTAAGAGGGGCTTAGGATGCCGCACGCAAAGTAGGGAGGATCAGCGCGGCGGCAGATAGGGCATCGGATGTGAGAGCGGCGACTCATGTTGAACAACGGGCGCGCGCGGCGCGGCCGGCGTGACAACAATCGCAGTCGTCGGCCGATATTGCGGAGGAGGAAACGCGCGCTTCAGAATTTCAAAGACTTCCTCAAGCACTAAAAGGACGCGCGCAAGAATGCGCGCGTCCCGTTCCTCTTCCCACGTCTGGCGTGTCATTACCGCGTGCGCAAAGCAGCAGCAGCGCGGGCTGCAGTCGAGGCGCTCGCAGCGGTCGCGGCGCTGACCGGCGTCACAGTGATGCCGGTCGTCGGCAGGAAGGTCGGGGGGCTGCCGGCTTCGGTGAACGACTGAGACACTGGGGCGCCAAGCGTTGCGCCATTGGCATCGAGATCGGTTGCTACCGCAGTGCCAGCGCCGACATTGACGCTGGTCGAGAATGCCCACGGAGTCGGAGTTTCGACACCGGTCAGAAGGACGGCTGGCTGCGCGACGCCGCTGGAATCGGTAACTACAACGCTGGTAGAGGCAAACGCCGCACCAGTTGGGCTGTTGACGCTGGCGCCTTTGGCGATAGCGACGATAACGGAGATGAGATTGGCTGACATGGGTATTTCCTTAAGTGATTGGAAGACGCTCAGGCGCGAACCCTACGCCTAGCCTGTGACAGACTCAAGTAGGACGGCGCCCATTTCTCCAACGATTACCGCGTCGCTTGCTTCTATCAGCTGTTCAGTCTGGTATTTTTACGCTCTCGTACGATTTCTTGATCGCCGCCATCGGCGCCCCGTGGTTATCGCGTTCGAACTGTCCGGGCGGTGCGCCGCTAAGCTGGGTTTCCTTGGCGCGCACCTGATCGCGGGCTGCGCGGTATTCCTTTGCTTTGGCCTCGTCAGTAATTTCCTTCGGACGCTCCATCAACATTTGCCCGTCACGCACGATAGTGTTGCCCGCATAGTTCTCTGGCATCATCTCGGGGTGACGACTACGCGGAACCGCTTCCCAGCCCTTGCGCGCTAAATTGACCGCGTATGACGGATCTTCCTTGCCAAGAATCGTCAGCGCTCTCCATTCGTACGACCAGCCGTCTGGAATGACGCGCGGGTCGACGTAGAACTTGTCCGTGCCCTCCTCCAAACTCCCGTGTTCGCGCAACTCGAGCGCACGGCGCGCGGCGCGGGCACGAGGGTCTTCATCACGTGCATCGACTGCCTGATTTGGTTTCGTAGTCGTGGCCGTTTGGTCGGCTTGGGTGCCAGCAGCTAGAGATTCGGCGAGCTCGGCAGCCGCGGCGGCTGCATTAGGCAGCGGCGCATGCGGACCTGGGCGACGATTCGGTACGGAGTTTTCGGTGCTCACATTGGGCCTCGTTTTCTTTCCTCGGAAGTCATATTCTTCGCATATTCCAGGTCAGGGTCTTTGGAATCCGGGAACATATTTTTGGCCATCTCGCGTTGCTGCGGGCCGAGTTTCACGATCCCAGGCCGACCGGCCGCGCCATTTCCGCTGCGACTGACGGGAGCCGCAGCAGGGGCCGCGCTGCGACCGCCGGTCGCGGCAGTGGCTGCATCTGCCATGGGTTCAGGATCATCGGCGTGCGGTGCCACGATAGTGGGCGCGGACGAATTCAGATCGAGCGTCTTCTCAATCGACTTAAAGTACTCCGGCGTGTCGGCCTTGTTTCCGCGCGCGATCGAGAGCTGGTGAGCGGCCACCATCTGATCGTATTTGTGCTGATCGCGAGCGAATTCCGGATGAGCACGCACCCAAGCGGCAGATTGAGCCGATAATTTCGATGCGATAGCCTCGACGGGATCAACCGGCGCGCGCGGAGTCGGCTTCGGCGCATTCTTGAGCGCGTTTTCACCGGCTTCAAGCTGTGAGAGCCGGGCAGACTTCGCGGACATCTCGCGCTGAGCCTTCGCGGCAGCTTTGAAGTCCTGCGCTGCCATCGCCTCAGCGTACTGATTCTCGAGCACGTCGAGTTGCTGGGTCGTCTGGTCAATCGCGCCCTTGATAAGGTCCAGGTGGCTCTTCTGTACATCACCACGGGCCGCAGCTTCAGCGTTAGCGGATTCCCGTGCGCGCTGTTCAGCCCCGATGCGCGCCGTTTTCTCGTCCGCGAGCTGCTGCTTCAGCTTGTCGAGCCCGGCTTCCGGTGTCAGGACTGTTTTGTCGTCGTTTTTTGACGCTAGATCAGCGTCGACGATTACTGTGGGGTCGGAATCGGCAGTTTTCCCTTTATCGGCCTCTTTTTTGGCCTTTGCAGCGTCGAGAGCGTCAATGTCCAGGGTGATTTCGTCGTTTTCAGCCATAAATTCACCAGACCATCTGTGGTAACGGAATTTTCATGCGAATCTGATCGTCGTAGACGAGTCGGCACCACAAAAAGTCCTCGCGGGCCATCGCATCAGGGCGTGCGTTGAATTCCAGCGACCATGTATCGCTCGGGCGCACGACAACCCAGTCATAAATAGCGATCGGGATGCCATATCTGACGCCCGTCTTCGGATTTTCGCGCTCAAAACGACAGGCAGCGCCGATTTTCAGCACCAGTCCGACCTTTCCCTGATACTGATCCTCCTTCAAGTTGGAGGATGGCAGCACAATGCCGCCAGCAGTCTTTTCGGGGCGCCGGTAGATGGCGATCAGAACTTCGTTTTGAGCGATTTCGACAGCTGAAATATCGCCGATCTTGTCGATAATCTCCTGCTTCGGATCGAATTCCGCTCTGTCGCGCTGTTTGATAGCTGTAGCCGGCATAACTATCCCTCGTTTATTGACTTATTGATTTCGTCGCAGAACTCGTCGCGGACTTTCGACATAGCCGCGATCTGTCCCGTGTATTTTTTGTAGTCGGCATAGTCTTTCACGGACATTCCAAGCCCTAATTCTTCATGCAAACGGATGAGTTCGTTGTCGATGCGCTTTTTTAGCTCTGCCTCGAATCGACTGCTGACGGTGAAACTCATCCCCGCGCCGCGCGTTGGGCTTTCTCCAATCTGCCAAGTCCGCTGCCAGCACCGGCGTCAATCGGATATGCGCGGCCGCCGAAAGCGCGTGGCTTCGGTTTAGCAGCATCAATAGCGTCGCCACTTTTACCCGTAGAATTTACAGTAAGGTTAATGGTGTTTGGCGGTTCTTTAGCTTTACCAGCACCTCCCTTTGGAGTTCCCTTAGCACCGCCTTTGGCGCCAGTTGATGTCGCAGTTGAAGTGTCTGTGCTGCTTGATCCAGAAATAGTCACCGTTACCGCACCGCCTGTCGCGGCTCCAGTATTTCGGTGTGCTGTCGCGCCGCCAGTACTCGTACTGGTGCCACCGCCTTTTTTTGCTGCCTGCGGCTTATCAATCGCGCGACCGCCAGTCGCCCGCGGCATCATGGCGCCTGGGGGCATGCCTGGCGCTGCTCCAGGAGGCGGTGCGCCGGCTGGCGGCATCGGTGGCGGCATGCCTTGGCGCAGTCCTACTGGAAGCGGCGCGCCTGGAGGTGGACCGCCCATAGGCGGCATCGGCGGACGTGCGGGCGGCTGCGAGATGATGATATTGACGTTAGTGCCCTTCTTCGCGCGCCCTCCGCCTTTGCGAGCGAGCCGCCCAGCTACCGGGCGCGTACCGTCATTGATCGCGCCACCGTCTTTTCGCCCAACCCGCCCACCGCCGCACTTCTCGCACTGGCAGCCAGTCGCATGATCTTCGACCTTGCCGCCGCCCTTGCGCATCATTGCGCCCTGCGCCACGGGAGGCGCCCCCGCAGCCATCGGTGGCTGCTGTAACCCCATGCGCTGTTGCGGGCTCATCGCACCGCCCATCAGTTTCCCAGTCCGTCCTCCGGACTTGCGCGAGACCGCATCGGCCCAGTTCGGTAACGCCAAGCCGCCCATGGTCTTGTGAGCCCGGCCGCCGCGTTTCATACCGCCGACGTGCTTGGTACCGTCGCGCTCCTCGTTGGCCGCCTTGACATCGCGGTTGATGAGCGAATCAGCGGTAAGGGTTCGGCCACCGTTTGCCCGCGGTTTGCGGTCAGCGCGTGCGGCCGAGGCTTCCCCTGCGACCTTGCCGCCTCTACGGAATTGGCGGCGGGAGATGGGACGCGGTCCGGTCTGCACATCTGCATCCATGGCGCCTTCGGGGGAGTACCCCGATGCGTCTACCCGTGCGCGAGGGTCTGAACGAACCAAACGCTCGGCTTTGTCTTTCGCCTTGGCGCGGGCCTCTTCTGACATTTCGCTCATGGATGCCTCACGGTTGACATGGTGCCGAATTTACGCTTTACGCAGCGCCGGCGCAATTTCATATAAAACATCGGCAACTTCCTTCCTTGTGACCGTGTAACTGCAGGCAAACACTATTGCGTGAGGCCACCGGTTTCCTTTCGGCTGACGCCAGCGCTGCGTCCGCAGAAGATAGCGATGCAATCGGCTCACGGCAACGGATCTGCGGCAGCCGAGAATGGCGACGGCACCTGTGTCCCATTCTCGAACACGGCAACTTCCTTTGGCCCTTTCTTCTCCCAACTAAGATTCATCGCATGGTCGGCCGCTTTGTCGTACTCGTCAAGATTAAACTCGACGAGCGATTCCCAACATTCATTGGGATTGGGCGGCGACAAGTTGTCCTCTCGACGAATCTCTTTCAGGCGCGTGATCTTTTCTTTGGTCATCCATTGCTGAACGACGTATACTTCTCGGGCCTTGGACTGACTGAACATCCGAACAATTCGTGTCCTCACGTTCCTATCCCCCTGTCGACGTCCTTAATTATCTCCAAAGTCTTAGCTCCAACACCAGACACGCCGACCTGCTTACCAGACTCGCCGGCAGTGGGGGCGCCGATCACGGCTTTCGCCAGGTCGATGGCTGTATCCTGCTGCTTCGCCAGCCGATCCTGATCGCGGTTCTGATCTTCAACCCCTGCGGTGCGCGCCTTCAGCGCCGCTTCGCGTTCCCTTGTATGCGCGTCGATCACTGCGGCTTGGGCCTTGGCGATATCGAGCACCGACTCCTCCGGCTGCGCGCCCTCTGCCACGCCGACCTCAGGCTTAGGCGCGAAGTGGCCCGTCTCGACTTTCGCTTGGGCTTCGGCCGCTCTCGCATTCGCTTCCGTGGTGCGCGCCTGTGCCTCTTGGAGCTTGGCGTCGGCAGCTGCTTTCTCGTTCGCCATCTGCTGCTGCATCTGCAGGAGCTGCGGCGGCGGCTGCGCGCGTGCGGCGGCCGGTACCCAAAATTCTTCTGGGTTACTCCACCCCATCACCCTCAATGCGACAGCATCGACCTTGATCGGATCGTACAGCGTCGGATTGCCCTGCTGCAGTTGCTTCAATCCCATGACTTTCATCATGCGCTGAGCGCTCGAGGATGTATTCGGATCAGCCTGCGGCACTAGATCGCAATTGTTCAGTGCCTCGATGTATTTTTGCTTGTCGATCGGCTGCTTCGGCTTGCACCCCTTGCAGTAGATCGTGTCCGGATTTTCGCGAAACAGCTGCTTCAACAGCTGGAATTCCTCAGCTTGGGCCGCGTGCATGCGCTTGTGAACCGCGTTCATGACCTTGATGGCCTGATCGATCATCGCCATGACCGTGCCCACCGGCACGTCCGCACGACCCTCGCCGACCTGGACCTCGGCCGTGCCGCCGATACGTTGTCCCATCTGCACCATGTTATCGACCAACTGCATCAGCGCCGGCATGCCCTGCGTCGAGTACGGCAGCGGCATGACAGCCTCGCGAATCGGTTGACCATTCGTCTTGATCGGCGCGCCGCCCCCAGGTGGCACGCGGAAAATGTTCGTGTTCTGCCGACCGCCGCCGTCGGCCATCAGAAAGCCAGGGAAGTTAGCGTACATACCTGAGTCCAGCATCTCGCGCCACGCCGCGGTCACCGCGTTCGTCGTGTTGCCCATGATGTGCAGCAGCCCGATATCGTAGAACCCGATGCCAGGAACGAACGGGTACTTCACGAACCGTTTTTTGGCCGTCGGCAGCGGCTGGTTGTCCTGATCAAAATTGCGCACGATCGACAGGCACTCGCGCGAGGACACATCGATCGCTACAACGTAGGGCACTGCCAGCCCGGATTCCTTGCCCTTGTGCTTGTGTTCGTACCCCTTGATATTGATCTCGCAGCAGGTCTCGTAGATCTGCCGCTCGCGGTCCTCAGGGCGCCGCATCGTATCTACAGCAATGCCCTGCTGGGCGCGCTCCTCATCCTGCAGCGCGTCGGACTGCGGTGCCACGGCGTCACTGAGCGTGATATCCCGATACACGCCCAGAATCTGCATGCGCTTGACGGTCGATGGCTTCATCATCGAGCGGTGCGTGACGCGCTGGGCGTTCGCCAAATCAGTCGCCGATTGATTAACGATCAGGTCATCGGCATCGACGGATTCTGAGATCGGACGATTTCGCAGCGGGCACTTGTAGACTTTTTTGAAGCCGGTCCCGCCGAATCCAGTCATAAAAAGCATGCGGTCGGTATCCGGGTAATACTCGGTAGCGACCACCGTCAGGTAGTGATTCAGATCCTTTTCAAGCGCATCGGCAACCGCATCACTAACTGCAGTCGGCGAGGTCGAGTCGTTCCTGATCTTGACCGGGCCGTCGGTCGGCAGCAGTTCCGATCGCGCGTTCGCCTGAAATCTTAAAACGGCCTCAAGCAACAGCGGATGCCGGACCTTGCTCATGCCCTCAACCGGCGCGCCGTCGCTTGCGCCTTGGACGTTCGGCAATTCTATCTTGAGCCCCAGCAGCTTCACGCCGAGCGCGCGATCCTCGATCCACTCCTGGCGCGAGGTCAGATCATCGGCGATGCCGCGTAGCAGGTCCTCGGTGATCATCGAGAGCTCGCTAGCATCGATGCGCTCCGCGAGATTGTCGAACCACTCGGAAGGCTTTTCGGGACGCGGCTCGCCCAATGGTTTGCCGTCGAGCGAGACGGTAACCGAACCGTCGCCGTGCTCGATCCGGACGATATTATTTTTGTCGTCAATGACCGGAGCGTCATCGGTATTCGCGATCTCCACCTGGACGTCGGCAGGGGGCGGCAGGCCCGGCTCTGGGGACGGCACGAGGCGCAGGGAGGTGTTGGGGGCTAGGCCGGCCATAGGTTGCTGGCCGCGACGGGGGAGGAGTTCAGCCCGAAGGCAAACCTCCCAGCTGTCGCGGTTACTTTCGACAATGCGCGCGACTCACGACTAAGGCGCGCCCGACGAGATGTCGGCCACAAAACTCGGCTGGTTTCGGCACCAATCACTGCAGCTTCGCCCGCGGCGCCAGCGTCGCCATTTCGTCCCGAACCACGGGCGGCATGAATTCCTTGACGAACAATTCAAGTCCCTTCATGGCGGCGCTATCGTCCGAATCTGCGGCAACCTTGTACCGGCGCACGCCCTGATGGGGAGGCACTCCGGTCACCGTCACCAAAAACAGATACGGCCTGAATACGCGCGAGATCAGATCAACCACGCAGGTACAGCGAGGCATCGCGCTCTGCGGCGTCACGATCATCGGCGCTTGCGATCCGCGCAAAACGTATAGATGGTCCAGACGAAGATTGCAATGAAAAACCAAGTCATGGGCGCGTCCTCTGTCGTTCCCTGCCGAGTCTACCTCAGTCACAGCAGAAACCCCAATTTTTGCATAAAGTCAATTGGATAGCTGTTACACCGCGTAGAGCGGCTGTTCCTGGCCGCGATAAATCTTTTGTTCATCAAGCTCAGCCTCCCTCTCCGGCTGCCTCACCAGCAACCCCATATCGCGCAGTTTTCGCAGGCCCATCGACGTCAAATCCACAAACTCGTCATGCTTGCCCTTGGGGAATTGGCCCACCTGCGCGATGACCTTCTCCATCCACGGTCGGTCTGGCCCGTATACGATGCCCTCGGCGAACAAGTGCTGCACACTGTAGAGCCTCGCCGTCTTGTCCTGGCTCTTAGGATCGAACAACTCAACGCCAAACTTCTCGCGGCTGTAGAGCCGGCGAATCTCCTGCGCGACGGAAATACCGGACGCCTTGTTCTCGATCAGCAGCGTATCGACTTTCATCTTGACGCAAGTCGTTGCAACCTTCTCGACTAGCTGGTGCAATTCCAGATGTTCGTCCCAAGCGTGCATGCACATAACGTGTGGGGCAAATTCTGAATATGTTGAACTCGGTATCATCAACTCGCCATTAGGACCGGCAATGCGCGTCGTCTGCGCCTTCACGTCGCCCGAGAAGATCCCCCAAATAATCATGCCGGAGGGGTCATTCATCGTGTCCTCGGTGTATGCCGTGTCGAGACAGGCAAGAATAAAATCCATCGGTGGGTACTTCTCTCGGTCCCAGAGCTTCCACCAATCGCGCTTCACGATTCCTCCGCCTCTAGGCTCAGGGCGCTGTTGGATTTGCCCGGCGAAAATATACGGACCCATACGGCGTTCCAAGCCTTTAAGCATCTCCTCGCTGAATCGTTCAGGCCAGCACAGCTCACCAGGCTGCGTGCGAGGATCTTTCCAGCCGATCACCGTGTGAAACGATCGCTCAGGCTCATAGCGGCCTGGCAGGCACAGATGCGTCCAACCATCGGCCTCATGTTCGAGAATGTGGCCAGTCAAATCATTTTCCGCGAGACGCTGCTGAATGATGATCCACGCCGCATGATCTGGATCGTTGGCGCGCGTCGGCATCGCCGTGGTCCACCAATCAATCGTCGTTTGAATCGACGCCTCACTCGCGACCTCGTTCGCGGCATTCGGATCGTCCGCCACGATGATATTTCCGCCCTCGCCAGTAACGCCAGCGCCAATAGATGTAATTAGTCGCTCGCCGCCCTTATCGTTGGTGAAGCGTGACTTAGTGTTCTGATCGCTCGCTAATTGAAATCGCGTGCCCCATCTCGCCTGATACCACGGCGATTCAATCAACCGCCGACACTTCACCGAATCTCTCAGCGACAATTTGTCGGCATATGATGCGTATAGCAGCGGCACGCCTGGGCCAGACGTCGGACTGACATTCGGTTGTGCCCATACCCAAGCTGGGAAGGCTACCGACACGGTGTTCGACTTGCCGATGCGAGGCATGCAATTGATCAACAATTTTCTGATCTGCGCATCGACAACAGCCTGCAAGTGCTCGCAGATCGCATCGATCGCCCACGATTCCTGGAACGGCGCCGGGTCGATGTAGCGCCACGCGGCTTTCAGAAATACATAAAACGATTCCTCACAATCCGCCCGATCAATATCGAGCAGCTGCGCCTCGGCGTCTACCGAGCGTGGGTCGAACTCGCTGGGATTGAATGGCGCGGAGTTCATGCAGCTGGCAGCGGTGAATATGCGGCACGGACGTGTCCGATTGGATAGCCGTGATAATGCTCCCACTGCTGTCCGTTCCATCGCCAATCGGAAGAGCAGCCATCGGCGCGCGCTCCGCATTCGCACACCCAATGTCTCGCCGCCTTGATGTGATCGGCTAAGCTTGCGATCCACTGCGCTGTAGCCGTTCCCTCCATGTCACGCTGCGCCTGGAGGAATCGGTCCCGCGTACCCCTGATCGTCAGCGTTGAGCCGCTCATTGACAGCGGTCACTCCGCGCGAAAGCCAGCCGGATAATTCGAGCGAACTAGAGCGCTCACCAGCGCCACGCACCGCGACGTGTCCCGTGGGATAGCCTATTACGATGGTGACGGTTTTAATGTCCGGAATCCTCTCGATCTGATCAGCCCACTCGCGCAGTTTCGCTGCCAGATCTAGATAACTGACTCGCTTGATTTCGTGTACGTTGCTCACGGCGCCGCTACTGAACAATATGCATCAACTTCGACTTCCCGCACCGCACGCATTGCTTCCAGCAAATCACGAACACGCAGCGTATATCCTCGTTCGCCTCGACGTTGTGCTGGAATACTTGCCAGCGATGTCTGCCCCAGCACTGCGGCCAGAATCGCAGCGGCCAGAATACGAACACCGCTTCCCCATCACGAACCCGCTGCATCCAGCTCACTCGGCCTCTTCGCTCTCAATCTGCGGCACAACGCCCGTCGCGACCACGTCGCCTTCAATCCTGCGTCCCGTCGCACTCACAATAATATCACGAAGCATCTGCCGCTGCTCCCACGTCAACTGCGAACTGTCGATCACTTTACCCTTCGCCTTCCTGCTGTCGTCGATCTCCAGCTTCTGCGCCGGCGGCCGCCACTCCTCGCCGCCGCGTCGGTTCAGAAACTCGGTCGCCGCCTTCACGGCTACGCGATCATTCGTCGACATCGCAATCCTCAGCATGTTCGCCGAGACCTGCTGCAGCACCCCGGCACTGCCCACAGCGTACTCGTTGCCGTAACACGAGGCGAACTGCGCCTCGCTGATCTCGAGCAACACGGCCGCCATGTCGCGAGGCATCCCAAGTGCGCCGAACACGCGGGCCTGCCTTGCGAATATCGCTGAAGGATGCTCGCTCACCGCTCCGAGCAACTCGCGACGTGCCGCGGTCGCAAGTTCCATCGCCGCCATGTGCTCACGCCACCAGCGCTCCAAGTACTCGCGGTCCAGTGCAGGGTCTGGGCGAATGCCACTTACCCAGGGCATATCCTCCGGGGCCGTCTCGTTCGCCGGTCCCCCGCTGATCTGCTCGAGCAACCCCTGCACTCGCTCGGCTTCCTCGGCCGCACGGCGAGCGCGGCGGCGCGGTTTACCGGCCACGCGTGGCACCGTTCAATTTTTCTTCCCCGGTGGGTCCGTCTGCGCCGCAAACTTCAATAAACTCCCCGCTACGTCCCGCGCCTGATCCGGAGTAAAGCTCAGGTTGTCCACCGGCTGCGGCAACAGCATCACAATCTCGACCTTATGGATGAGCCAGCGGATCGCTACCACGTTCGACTCTGGCTTTTCTGGGTCAGTCATTTTGCCTCCCCGTGATTCACTCACGCTCGTATTTCCTCAGCAGCGTATCAACCGCCTCGCGCAGCAGGACCGCCTTTGAGATCCGCGTGCGCTTTGCCAGCGCCGCCAACTCGATCACTGCAGCAGGAGTCAGGTACAGCGTCTGTGCCTTGAAGGTGCGATTGGGTTTCGGGCCGCTCACAACGTCAACTCTGGGCCGAGCGTGTCACGTCGACCACGCCTCAGTGATCCTAGCCACTATGGCCGCCGTATCGAAATCGCGCGGGACAGACGGCAGAAAGATCGTCGATACCGCGGGCACCACGATCGCTCCCGCGACGGCCCACGCACCGGAACGCATGAATGTTCTCCGGGAAATTATTCGTGAGACTGACATGCAGTGAATATACATGAGAGGTCAGGAGATCGGGAGAATTTTGAATATATTGATGCGGGGCACAGGACCGGTACCGTGGGACTCCGATCCTCCAGAAAGGGGGGTGCCGGGTGGTCAAAATCGTGCCACGCGGCGCGGGGTGGTTGATGGGGATTGTCATGGGGTTTTAACCGGAGGGAAGGCGGCTTCAATGTCTGTTGACGATAGCTCAAAGACATCGCTGCGCCATTGCCCGTTCCAAGCCAGCATCAGACGCCCTCCGTCGCTGCGCCACTTGGCTATCAGTTCATCCTTGCCGCACATGGTGGTAGCAAACCACGACGACGAGCCGGCGACAAGTAAGAGCGTCATGGCGCGTTCACGGCGCAAGGCATTGCGATCGAACCCGGGTTCCAACTGCCTCAGTGGCTGCATTTCTGATCCTCCCTCCTGAAAAGATACATCAACGTGCTAGGCGAATACGGTTTCCCAGAATCAGCCACAAGCCCTTCAGATGCCAACAGGGCGGCGATCTCTCGAAGTGACCCGGACGCATGCCTTAATACCAAAGCTCGCGCCGCCGCTTCCGGATAGCGTTCGGCGAGCGTCTTGCGGCCGACCCAGCGGCCCCCGCGCAGACGTTTGCGCTCACGACCCTTGCGAAGGCGCCCGACCAATCCGCTCTTCTCGAACTGCGCTACTGCGCCGAGTATCTGCCTCACCAGCACGGCAGTGTCAGTCTCGTTGGTGAAGTAATCCGCTGCGTCGACCGGCACCAGGGCGATTCCGCGTTTCTGTAGTAGGTCATGGCCGACGAGCTGCACCATCAGATCGCGGGCAAACCGTGATGCGCTCTCGACCAGCACCATGCGCGCGCCATTGCCCGCCAGGTAGTCCAGCATCTCCGCAAACCCTGGGCGACTATCAACCGGATCACGACCCGGCACGCCAGCGTCATAGAACTCACGCACGACGTCCAGCCGATGCGCCTTGGCGTATTTGCGCACTGCACTTTGTTGCCGCGGTAGCGAATCTTTGTCAGGCCCGACGTTAGTCATAGAGCTGGTGCGAAAATAGGCTACTGCGGATATTTTTCCTTTATTAGACATATACTTACAACTCTACATCCAGATTACTGGAGATATTTGAACAGACCCACATCAGATAGTCAAGAGGAACCAGAACCAGAACCCTAACTGGAACCACTCCTAAGTTCTTGTTTTGCTTTCCTTAGTACCAGTAGTTCTAGTAGTTCTAGTATATATATATAATACATTCACGTGCGCGCACGCGCCCGCGCCTACGCGCGCGCACGCGCGCGGCCCATGAGCTTTTGCATGCACCTACTAGAACCTAGAACTTTAACTTTAAAATCAATCACGTACGGGTTCCGGTTCCGGTAGTCATTTCTCCAATGAGCGGTTGCCATAGATTGACCTTGCGTCCCTCTCGTTTTGCCGCGATCGAGTACCAACCGATCAAACGCAGTATTTTCGCGATTCGTTTGCCGTCTTTATCTTCCATTATCGAACGCCCAATCATCCGGCCGAAGTCGTCGCGCTGAATAAATATGGCCTCGAACACCTCAAGCGCTGTGGTCTCCGCTTTCCCGCTCAAGTACGAATGCACCCGCTCCAGATATGGGTCGCTTTCGACACGGCTGGTTTGTTCGGCACGCGTCTGCTCCGGCATGAGGTGGAACGGCTCGCCGGCACGGAATTGCGCTAATGCCTCAGCGAATAATTGCTGGCGAATTGCGGTGACCGCATCGACGTTGATATCCCCGTCGCAGCGAATGCTCCAGAAGCGCCCGATGCCGTAGGTATCGGCTAAGTAGTCATTGTGTTTTTCAGTGCTCCCGGCGAATACGCAGCGTCGATCATGTGCGCTGGCCAACCGATCCCATGGCGCACGGTAGCGATCGGAGCGATTAGTAATGCTCGCCAGAATGTGCGCGTGTCCGGCGCCAGCGAGCGCTGTAAGGTCCGCCAGTTCAACGAGCCAATTACCTTGAATGGACTCCAGAAATTCCTTGGAGCCGAAACGTTGCGTCAGCGTGACATACCATGGGTACGCTAGCGCACGCAGCACACTCGATTTTCCTTTACGCTGCTCGCCTTCCAAAATTAACATGTGATCGACTTGACATCCCGGATTGTAGGCTCGCGCGATCATTGAGATCAGCCAATTACTGCCGGCAGCGCGGTGATGCGGGTCGTTAGGACAGCCGAGAAAATCTGACAGCCAGTGCTCTCTGCGATTAATGCCGTCCCACGGCTCAGCCTCAATAAATTCTTGCACGCTGTTGCGGGCGCGCATGCTCGCGTACATCAGCACGCCCTCGTCGACAATGCGCTTACTGAACTTAACGAGCTGCAATTCCTTTTGTAGCCAATAAACGCAATCGCGGGAATCTTGGTCGGTCCACGCCCGCTCCGCACCGTTCAATGTGTGATAGACCTCCTGCCTAAATGTATCGAACCAAATTTTGTCGCGTGTCCGCGGGTGCTGCGACAGGGCCGCGACGACATTGGCCTCCATTGGGTGCGGAATGCCTCCGCTGTTGCATTGGAGCCCGAGCGATTGCCAACTCATGACAGCAGACTCGGGCTGCGTTATCCGTGTTTCCGGTTCTGTCTCGGGTGCTTCGGACTCATGCTCGATCGGTGCCTTGTTATCGTGTAACCGCCCGATTTTTGGTGCTACGGATTCCGGCTTTTTAATATCCTGTATGTGCGTCCGTGCCCATTCAATAATCCGCGCGTAATCCCAGCCATCAGCAATCGCATCGGCGACATCCCAGCCGTCAGTATGATCGTCGGGCCGAATCACGCGTACACGCTCGCAGATCGGCAATAGAATCTCCGCCAATGTCAGCGCGGCCTTGATGCCGGGCTCGTCGGCATCGGGCCAGATGATCGCGTTGCGACGCGCGAGTGCCGACCAATCGGCGGTTTTGACCGCATTGGCGCCCCCAGCCCAGGAAACGCACGCATACGTGACGAGGACGGCGCTGGCGGCTTGGGCGCACTTCTCCCCTTCCGCGATCAGTACGGGCGCTGTGGGCTTATCCTGAATGGCCTGAGCATTGAATAACGGCCGCGGCGCCGGATAGGATTTCAGCGTCCAGCGGTCGTTGCGATAGGTCCATTGCGCAAAGGTCTTGCCGTCGGCGGTATCGTAGCGGCCGATAACGAACGCATCGCCGTAGCGGTAAATAGCCGCCGGCTCGCCGTGTTTGGGGTGGGGCGGCGGATCGGTGGCAGGGAGGGGCTCGCATGCCTGTTCGGAAGGCGGGGCGCGAACTGGCCCAGCCACGCCGTTAGACTCACCGACGAGTTCGCCCACAGCGCGCGCCGCAGTGCCCTGATCGACATGGTTGAGGGCTGCGTACAGGCTGATCAGGTCACCGCCTTTTTCGTCACCGCCGAAGTGTGCGAACGCGCCTGTCTCAAGATTCACCGACCAGCTGTCGCCGAGGCCGCCGTTGGCACGGCGTTCGCCGACCCACTCGTGGCCCTGACGTTTACCGCCGAGCCACTCAGCGCAAAGACGTTCCGCTTGCGCCAATGCAGCGGCAGCGACTCGAGCGAAATCGACGGACAACGAAGCCGCGTCAGCGCGTGGAAGAGCTATTGCTCGGAGGCCGTGGAGGGTATCGCCTGTTCATAGCCCGAACGATGAGCGCGGATACGCTGCGCCCATTCTTAGCCGCCAGTTCTCTGAGCCGATCGAGCAGCGCTGGCGGGATCGAAATGGATGTGATGACCATTTTCTCAGGCATGGGAGCGACCCCTAGAGTTGAATTGGGAGTTATATCGTTGATTCTCTTAGACACCGCACATTCCCTCGCACTCATTGCCGAACATGACGCCTTGGCCCGCATCTTCTGCGGTCCTGAAGTCCACGAATTCGAGTGGTGTGCGCGACGAATGAAGGAACCATGCTTATCCGGCTAAGAATACGCAGGTGAGTCATCTATATAAGCCACATTGTTATCGGCTAGTAATCAGCGGACGAACAGCCGTTTTACTCCCTTTTATGAGAAACTCAAGTCAATATTTTGAGACGCTAACTATTGACTTTTCAAAGCTGCAGTATTCTGCGCTCTTAGGCTGCGCTTGGCCTAAACCCTTGCAGTATTCTGCGCGCATCCTCCACTGATCGTGCCACGCCATGCAGTGCGCCGAGCGAGCGCATGCAATCGAGCCACAGCGCTTGCTCGTCGCGTAAGCGTCCGGTTTTAGATTTCCCTTCGATGCTGACGAGCTGCGCGAATTTCTGGCCGACCATGTCGAGCGTGATTATTTTCGATATGCATCCTACGATATCGCTGGAGCCGGCCGCGAGACCGAACTGGATACGCCGCGGATTCCTGAGCAGCACATCACCGTTCTCAAGCACCGTCGCGTTGCCTAGCCACCCATTCCCGCAGTTATTCCTCCACAATCGTACCTCGTTATTCGACAACTTGGCCTGAATGTCGCGGACAACTATATTTTCGCTCATTGTTTGAGTTGCCTTGCCGCATAGATTCTGCGCGCCCATCCGGGTTTATAGCCTTTTATGCGCCCGTACGCCTCGAGTTCCTCTAAGGTTTTCGCGCGGCCCTGTTGCTGGCGCCGGTCGCGGATCTGCCGGGCGCGCAGTAGATCGTCGCCGCTGACCTCACCGAGCTCGCCGGCAATACGCTTGACCTCGCGCGATTCAATTGGGAACGGACGTTGACAGTTCGGGCACAGCGGTGGCCCCGCATAGGCTGCGGCGAAGCACCACCTGCAGATTTTCAGGGCGCGGTCGCGGGGTTTAGCGCGGCCACGCGGATCGTCTTTCAGACTCCAATCGCGAGGATCACTCGGCAATCCATGCGCGCGCCAGTTCGCACACGCATCAATGATAATACACTCCGTCTTACCAGGAGCTGGCCTGAGCCCGCGGCCGATGATCTGTAAATATACAGAAACAGAATTCGTCGGACGCAATTGCAGGATGCACTCGACTCCAACGACATCGAGTCCCTCAGTGAAAAGTCCGACATTACATAGAATCTGAATCCGTCCAGCTTGAAAGTCAGCGATGACGGTGTCGCGAACTTGGCTGTTCAGGTTTCCGTCAGCGTGGACGGCTTGGTATCCGGCTTCGCGAAACGCCTGCTCCATGTGCTTGCTGGCCTCCACCGATACGCAGAACACCAGCGCACGTTTACCGCTGGCGAATTTCTCATAGTGACTGATCGCGTCCCCGACAACGGTCGGTCTATCGAACATCTCCTCAAGTTCGTCAGTAATAAACTCATTCGCGCGAAGATGAAGCTTCGATGTGTCAGGGGTCTTAGGCGCAAAAAGCCTGTATTTAGCGAGGTATCCGCGATCAATGAGATCCTGCACTGGCGGACCGCACACCATGCGCTGAAAGTATTTTCCAAGTCCTCCGGTGGGCGTGGCGTCCAGGCCAAGGTGCCACGCTTGCGGCCAGCGCTGATAGACCATGCTCCATGTGGCCGATTGGAGATGCCTGGCTTCGTCCCACACGATTAGATCAGGTGTCGGCACGACACCGAGTCTTCGGCGTAGAGTCTCAAGGCTGCAGATATGCACCCGCGCTGCACGATCGTATGTAAAACCGGCGGCGATGAATGAATGCTCTACGCGGTGCGCGGTGAATGCGCCAGATACCTGTTTGATCAGTTCGCGTCGGTGTGTGATCCAGAATACCTGTTGGCCTCTCAGGGAGGCTTTTTTGCAGATCGACGCGCCAATAAGGGACTTACCTGCGCCGGTGGCAAGCTGAATCAGAACTGCGGGGACTTCCCGGAAATGCTGGCGCGCGGTCTCTTCGATGTCGAGCTGGTAATCGCGTAGGACCACGGCGTCGGTCATAGCGGTATCGCGTCCGCCAGCAGATCAATCTGTGCCTCCATGTTGCCACGCTTCGCCGTTGCCAAATTCTTCACGGCTTGCCGGTAGTAGGATGGTTTCAGTTCGACACCAATTCCGAGTCGGCCCTGACACACTGCACCTTCCACACTGCATAACGGGCAATGTACCGAAATCCTTCACGCTCATGCAGTCGAATGATGTCGCCGGGAAAATCTACGAGGTAATCCGTGCCGCTGTTGCCGCTCGGAACATCCATGCAATGCACGGCTGTCATGCGACCGGGATGCGTGAGGCGCGCTAGTTCTCGGACTACGAAAGTATAGTGCTCGAAGAATTGCGTGTAGTCGGTGCAGTTCGACAGGTCGCATTCGTTGCTGCTGTAGTTGTAGAGGCCACCGAACGGAGGCGAGTACACGGAAAGGTGAACGCTCTGCGCCGGCATCTTCGCCATGACTTCGATGCAGTCGCCATTGTAGAGCGCGTAGGTGTCTGTGACGATTTGATCTAAGACAGCCATGTCGGCATGATCTCCGGTTGATTGTAGTGCGCGCTGCGGTCCACTGATTGCGCGTTGTTCATTTCTCGCACCAGGTTAGAAAACATCGTGTCGGCCGCTTTTGCTTTGCGCTGCAGGTTCTGCAGGACTGACTTCTCACCCTCCGAAGTCACGATATCGACCAGCACCGACCTTGTTTGTCCGTAGCGCCAGCACCGCCGCACGCCTTGGTAATACTGCTCGAATGAGTGCGACGGAAAGAACGTGACGTGGTGGCAGTTCTGAAAGTTCAAACCCCACGCGCCTATCTTTGGCTTCGTGACCAGCACACGCCGCTCGCCGTTAGCGAAGGCGATGAACGCGGCCTCTTTAGCTTCTTCGGAATCTTGGCCGCTGACTTGAAGTGCGTCAGGAATGATATCGGCCAGCAAATCGCCTTCGTCGTTCAGGTGGCACCACACCAGCGCCTGCTCTTTACCGTCAACCAACTGAGCGACACGCTCACATCGCTCTTTGATCGAGCGGCGTCTTTCGTCACGCTGTTCCGCCAAGCCTACGGCCGGAAGCGCGAACAGCATCCCGTTCGGCAGCGAAGCCACGTCCACTAGGTGATCCCGCTCGACCAGCGACGGCAGAATGAATCCCTCGTCACTGTAGCCCAAGTCAGAAGGGCGTCGCACGGCGCGAGCCCATGAGCACACCCAGCGCCAGAACGGCATTTCCGCATGGCCCTTGAATCGCCATTTAGCGGCGTCGTCCAGCTTTTGGAAGTTCTGGCCGGCGTGCCGATAGATAACCGGCTTCACCGTGTTCTGGTCGTTCTTAAAGAACCGGGTCAGCATGTCGGTGTAGCCGAGATACCCCAAGGCTTCGCTAGACGTGCCTAGTTCTATGTAGTCATTCGGCGCCGCAGTTGCCGTGCATAGCAGCCGGTACGGAACCTTGCGCATGAATTCAGTGATGGCTTGGCGCGTCGATCCGTCAAACGATTTCAGGATGCTCGACTCGTCGCACACGACGCCCGCAAAGTCGTCTGGATTGAAGTGCTGCAGACGATCATAGTTACACACCATGATCGGCGCGGTGATCTCGCCAGCGATAGACCGACGCGCATCAATGCTGAATTTTGCAGCCTCGGCTACAGTCTGATGTGCAACTGCCAGCGGCGTAAGAATCAGCACCGGCTTGTTTTCGTGCCGCGCAACTTGATCCGCCCACACCAACTGCATCGGCGTCTTTCCTAAGCCGCAGTCGGCAAAGATGGCGGAACGGCCTTTGCGAAGCGCCCACAGCACGAGGTCGCGCTGAAAGTCGAACAAGAAATCCGGCAAGTCATGCGGCTCGAATCCATGCAACTCATCAAGTTGCGACTTGCGGTCAAGGAAGTCGGCGTAGCTCATTTCCCCACACACTCATACGTTTTCGCCACGCCGCCGTACTTCGATTTCACCGACTGGCCCACATCGCAGTGATTGAGGCGTACGAACAACGCAACCTGCTTATCGGTCACGCATCCCCACTGAAAGCCGTGACGCGTGAGCACCGCGTCGTCGTGCCGGTCATCGTATTGAGTGCGGGCATTTACGAGTTGGTAGCACCGTGCGGCGGTGTACGGGCCGTCCGAGCCGACCGGGATTTGCGTCGCGAGATGCAGGAGGACGAGGTACATCATGACCGCACCGGTCTTGGCTCGCGCGTGAGCCCGAGTGCCCGCAGCGTGCGTTCGCTGGCGCTAGCACGTTTTCCAGTTTGCAGCAAGGATAATGTGCTGTAGTTCACACCCAGCGCTTTTGCTGCTTTACGCAGGCCGTTGTGCTGTTTTACGGCGGCACGCGCTCGCGTCTGTACGATGTTCATGTGGCCTATGTATAACCGAACGCACGGCGCTTGACAAGCTGATAACAGTGTGCAATCGTGCAAACACTCGCTAACCACTCACTCAGGAGCCAGCCGTGACGGACGACGCAGAAAAAGAACCGACCTGGTTCTCCGACTCCAAAGGCAATCGCTGTAGTGAGGAATATTTCGGGACAGCGGAAGCGGCGCAAGAGGCGCTGATCTCGCTCAAGGATTGCGAGAACTGTGAAAACTGCTCGCGCTGCTCGGGCTGCTCGCGCTGCTCGGGCTGCTCGCGCTGCTCGGACTGCTCGCGCTGCTCGGGCTGCTCGGACT